TTAATCATTACTTGATGTATTATCATCATTTTCTTCATCATCATAGTCTACTTCTACTGTTGAAAATTTACTATTTTCATCAAGACCAGCAATATTCATAAATTCCTTAGTTTCTTTTGCTTTTCTACCATCAACATTATTAAGCATAGCTCCATCAGGAATAAGCCAAGCTAACTTTTCAGAATCAGTTATCTTTTCAACATCAAAAGTAAGACCAGTTACTTTTGTAAATAATTCTTGTTTTGTAGCCATTTTATATTATATATTTTTTTACTTTATATATAAAAATAAAACTTTAAAATAGTTCAAGTTGAACAACATTACTAGCATTAACAAGAGGTATCTTCATTACTTCTAAAAATCTATTAATAGGATCAATAACAGTCTTTTGCCATTGTGTAAGTTTATCCATTTTAGGTGCCCAAGAAGGTAATTCACCAGCAGGAAAACCAAAATATCCTGTATCATTCTTTCCAAGACCAGTTCTTATATTATAATACTTAATTTTACCAGCATAAAATTTAAGATGATCTTCTCCATTTTTATGTGCTAAATAGTTAAATCTTGCAACAGAATGAACAGATACTGGACATTGTTTTCCAAGAATAAGTTCTGTTGTATCATTTATAACATATTTTTTATAATCACCAGTACCAATACTTTGTGAAATATCTTCTATAGGAGCTTGATAAAATTGTCTTCTATATTCTGATAATTTATCATTAAAGAACATAATATATTCTTCTCTCTTTTCTGGTGTTGAATCATCAAAGTCAAACATAAGACTTTTCATCAAATCAGAAAGAATAGTTCTACAAAGTTTAGGTGTTGTTGATTTAATAATTTCAATACCAGTTCCAGATACTTTTGGTTTTTCATAGAAATTACCTTTACTGAATACAAGTCCTTTAAGATACTTTTTCTTAGCAAGATAAATACCAGCTTTAGAAATAGTTTCTAGCTCAAATTCATGAATACTATGTCCATGACGAGGTTCATATATTTCTTCACACCATTTAGTATTCTGCTTATCAAGAAATTCTTTATTGAATTTAAGAATAAAATCTGTTTTCTTTCTATCAGTATCAAATTTAGCTTGACTCTCTGGAGTCATTGCTTGAAATAATGTACCATATGTTGTATAAACAGAATCAGTATCAGAATATATTGAAATTGTTTGTTGACGATACCAATCATGTTTACTTTCATCAAGTTCAAAACCAAATTGTTCCCACAAATCTTTTCTTTCCCAAAGTGTTTCATGGAAAAAGTTTTCAAGATTTGCCCACATAGTTTTTGTAAGGTGACGACATTCACCAGTAATATCACCAGCTAATGACAAATTAAAGAAATAAAAATATTGATTAGCAGCAGCACCATAAGCAGCATTACCTAATGCTTTACATGCCATTTCAAGAAGCCAATACTCTTGACGTAAAATTGTTACTTCTTCTTTAAATGCTTTAAGTTCTTCCAGATTCATTTGATATATATCTTTATCTGGAAAATGTTCTTTCATTAATTGAACAATGTCTTCAGAAAAATTCATCTTTCAAATTTATAGGTTGTATTTGTAATATTAAAATAGAAAAACAAATGAATTAAATTCATTGGCTTAATAATTCAAATATAAACTATCATAAACAATATCTGTAGGATTAGTATTTACAGACTTTGATCTTAATTTTTTAAAAGATGAATGTCCACTATCTACATAAACATGACGAGTATAAAATTCTCTTACATTACATGTTCTATCATCTTTTCCAGAAGTACCATCATAAGATAAAAGTATTTTAACATTTTTCTTAGATAACTCTTCTATAACATCATACATATGTTCTGAATTAAATGTATCAGCCATATAATACATACTTCCAGTATTTTCATATGGTGGATCCATATAAATTAAATCTCCTTCATGAGCATCTTTAATTATATCATCATATGAACCACATATAAATGTTATTTTATCTTTAATAGGTTCAATAACTGAATACCAAGAATCTAATACTTTTTCAAGTTCTTCTGGTTTAATACCATATCTTCCACCAACATGAAATGGTGTATTGAATTTACCACTTGGATTATATCTTATAAGACCATTGAAACATGTTCTAGAAATCCAATAAAGAAGTTTTGCTCTTTCTGGATCATCTTCACTAAGACTATTATATTTTGCTCTATTCTCATAATATACTGGTTGAATTAACTTAATATCTTCATTAGTTAATTCTTTAGCATCTTTATAATCAACTTTACTACGAAGTTTATCATAATTTTCAGTATAATAATCTAATAGTTCATCTCTATTATTTTTTAATAAATTCCAAATATTCATAAGGTCTTTATTAAGATCTGAACATACAATTTTATTTACTTTAATATTTCCAAGAGCTATTTCATTTAATAGTTCATGAAGAACAGAACCACCACCAAGAAATGGTTCATAATATGTATCTATTTCCTTAGGAAATTGATGTACTATATATGGAGCCTGTTTTCTTTTAGAACCGCTCCATTTTATAAAAGGTTGTTTACTGATATTTACTAACATATTATTTAATTAAATCACTTAATTTTATTATCCTTATTTTACATATATCATATAATCTTTCATATACTACTTTATTAAGACCTTGATATATTGTATCAAGTAAATCCATATCCATTTTATAATTATTAATTAAGAATTTATTTAATGCTTCTGCAAAATTATTAATATATTCTTCATCATAATATAAAAATTTCATTAATCTTATTACTGATTTAAAGAATTCTGGATGAGCTTCAATAAATTCTTTAGAAATATAATCATAAGCATGAAAATCAAACTTCTTTTTTAATACTTCTTCAGCAGCTTCTTTTGTTTTAAATATAAACTGACCATCATAATCAGAATATATCTTATCATTCATAATTATGATATATTTATTCGTAATAAAATCAGATAATTTATCATTTAAATAAAGATTTCTAACAGAACGTTGTAATGCATCTTCAACATTATCATCTGGTGGAGCAAAAGTGAATTTATTTAAATCTCTTTTAATTTCCTCATGTTCATCTTTAGGAAATGCATTCTTATTTACTTCATCATCACTTTTACAATTATCATATAACTCTTTAGAATCACCACCAAATGAATATTTCCATTCATCAATAAGTTGATTTACTAAATTACTTTCAAAATATTTATTGAAGGCATTATATAAATCTTCTATTAATCTATCAACTTCTTCTTTAATATATTCTACTGGCTTTTCTCCTTTAGGTGTAATATCTTTTGGTGTAGACATAGCAAGAGACAATAAATCTCCTTTTAATTTATCTAATTCATTATTTGCAGAAGTTTCAGCAGATTTTGCTTCATATACTGATTCTATATCAACATTATCAAAATAAAGAATTGGTTTTCTTAATCTTATTTCTGTACCATTTGAACTCATAATATAATGTTTTAAACATAATTATAATTTAATATAGATTAATTATAACTAAAAAATCAATCTTCTAAAGTTTTATTTTTATATATAATATAGTGTTTTGTAAGGTAATATGGCTGGTGTAAAAATATCTAAAATGAATAAATATGAACAGATGTTTGATGGACAAACTCTTCCAGAAGATATAAAAAATATGATACTTCCAATAAGTTTCGGAAATCAAACAATTAGTATTACTGTAGGAACTTTAATTCATTTAATGCAACAACAAGATGATGATCAAGATATTAAAATTGATAATAATACTCAACTTATTCTACAGAATACAGAATTAATTAATTCATTAAGTGATGAAATTTATCAAAGAATTCAGCAATTACAAGAAGAAGCAGAAGAAAAACACCAACAAATGATTGATGATCAAAATATTATTGATACTGAACAAAATGAACGTATTGGTGATATTGAGACAACAAATCTTTGGGAAATATATGGTAAAGACTAATAATGAATAGTAATGTATTTGTAGGTAAAAACAATTCAAAAAAAATATCTGAATTAAGACCACGAGACATAATAACTATTCATCGTGATCATTCATGGATTCCAGTAGCACAGTTTGATAGTAGAATTAACTCTTATACAAACTTTGCAATCAATATATCAGCAATAACAAATTATACTGATTCATATTCATATGAAGCAGCTTCAGCAGTTATGGCTGATTTTTCATATGAATATAAATTAGATGATTGGGTAAAATTACACAATTTTGGTGAAGCGGAAAATCCTGGATATATAACTAATGAAATGGATTCATTAATTACATATTCAAATATTGCTCAAAATATAGTAACATATTCATTTTCATATACTGATAAAATTCATGGTTGGCAATATTTATTTGGACACTATGATGTAAAAATTCCAGAAAGACCAGCTTATATTTATACAGAACTTGAAGAATATATAAATACAGAAGAAGGTAATAGAATTACATTATAATAGAATATGGCAGATGAAATTATAAATAAACTAACGATAGAACAATTAAAAGAAAATCCTCCTGTAATAGAGAAAAAGTTTATTTTAATTGATTCATCATTATATACTGATGAGGCATATGAATATCTTTTAGAGCTTATAAATGAAACAGATTCAATAGCATTTATAAGGGATTTAAAAAAGATATATACTCATGGTGAATATTTTGGTGGAGATATTTGGGAAGAGTCATTATTTTATTTTGGTAATTTTCAAATTTTAGATTCTAATGATGAATTAATAACATCAATTGAATCTGAAATAAGAAATGAAACATTAAGATTAAGAGGAATTGAAAATATAAAGATAATTCCTTCTGTAGAATGGAAAAATGGTGTTAAATATAAAACAATAACATTTGGATATGATATTAAAAATTCTATACATAAAACACCAGTAACAATAGATGATAATACAGCTGAATATAATTTAGATATAAAAGATGGTAAAATATTTATTGATAAATATATACCAATAAGAATAGAAACACCAGAATTACCATTGCTTGAATATGATTCAGAAACATCATCATTAGAATTTAATATCAATATATTAGGAAATGATCAAGAAAAAAGAGTTATTATAACTTCTGACCAAGCGGTTATTACTCTTTCAGATGATTATAAAACAGTATATACAAATATACTTAATCCTAATATAAATGTTGAATATTTAATATTATATAGTGATTCTAAAACACAAGGTGCGATAAATATGTATCAAAAATATGGTTTTGGTAATTTTTATTCAACAAATCAAATTTCAAAAGATACATTTAAATCTTGTGATAAATATATATCTGATGACAGTTGTAAAGGAATATTTACTTTAAATATTGGTGAAGAAGAATATGGTTGGTTCGCTTGTCCAAGTTTCTTAAAACCTAAATTTATTGATAAAGATAATAATATTTGTGGTGGTTGGAAAAAAGATTCTTATATATATATTTATTCTATGAATATGGAATATATTGTATATAAAACAGAAAATAGTGGATTAGGATTAACTACTTGGGAAGTTATATAAGAAATTAATTTGATTATTTGATGGCTAAATTAACTTATAATGAAATATTTACTAATGTAAGAAAATATGATGAGAACGGTGCTTATACTGGTCTCCAAATTGCTAGTAAGTTAAATCAAAAGAATGGTCAAGATTATAAACTTATTGATGCTATTGATATTGATTGGAATGGCGCATTCTTAAGAATTACAGGATCATATATAAATAATACAGAAGATTTATTTGAGTCAATAAATAATATTGCTGATTTATCAGATCTTGAATGGATTAGAGAAAGAATAAATACTTTAACAGAAAATGTTGATACAATATTGTCAACATATGTTACTAAATCAGAATTAGAAGAAATTTTATCACAATATCAAAAACCAATATCTGCTGGTGAAAATATTACTATTGATGGAAATAATGTAATCAGTACTTATGGTTTAATTACTTCAGAACTTGCAAATGAATTATTTACAAAACAAACAGATTTTGATGATTTAGTAAACCTTTTACATGAAGATTATTATACTAAATCAGAAACTGCAGAAGTAGCTGGAGAAATAACAATTGCAACAATAAATGATGTAATTATAAAAAATGCTGATGAAAGATATAATGATTTAGAAAAAATATCTAATTGGATATTATCTCAACCAGAAAGTATAACAGAAGATTTTGAAATATTTAATAATAGATTAAATCGTATTGATGAAGCTCTTGGATATGTTATATATGATTCTGATTTAGATACTTATACATATACAAATGGTCTTTTATATGAAACCCATAATCTTCAGATTGAAACTGGAGAATTAAATGATAGAATGGTTAATCTAGAAAGTACTGTTGAATTATTTGGTGTAAAAGCAAATCAAGCATATGATACAGCAAATGTAGCTTATGATATGGCATATGATGCATATATGTCTTCTGCATCATCTACTGAAATGGCATATCAAGCATATGAAATGGCTTATACTTCTGTTATTAAAATTGGTAATAAGAGTATTAAAGAAAGATATGAAGAATTAACTAAAGAAGATATAGATTTATTAAATGAAAATCCTGATGCTATTCAAGTATATGCTATTCGTGAAGATAATCAATCAGGTATTCCTCTTCCAGATTTTTATAATCAAGATTCTGGTTTAATATACTATAAATATATTCCTTATGTAGAAGGAACTGGTATTTATAAAGAACTTGAAGATACTCAAGAAATTGCATATGAAGCAAAAGATATAGCTATTAATTCTTTATTTAGATTACATACTACAACAAGTGGAACAACATATGCAGATTTAACATTATCTCCTAATGAAAATGATGGAACAGGACATAGAACAATTAATCTTAATATAGATGAAGCACAAATAAATAAAGATAATGGTGAAATTGAACAAGATGGTTTAATTACAACATTTTCATTAGCTAATACTATATCATATATATCTTCATTTGAAATTATTGAAACTTAATTTAATAGTTTTAGAAAATATTGGACGATAATAATTTATTTTTAAATATAAAATATAAAAAATACATAATATATAATTTTATAAAAATATGGCTAATTCAAATGTAAATATTGCTAATAAATTATATGCATATATTAAACATGGTGTTGATATATCTCCTGAAATAAAAGAGAGATATAATAGCTCTATGATATTTATTGGTGATGAACAACAGATTTATGTACCAGTAATGAATACATATGTTGGCATCGGAATGACAGCATATAATGCAACCATTAATAGAATAGCATCAGTTGAAGACCAGTTAAGAGAACTTGCTAAAACTTTAGCAACAGACCTTGTTTCTAAGATTTATCCAAACTATTCTTTGAATGAACTTAGTAAAGGTGGAATGATTGAAGGTGGACTTCCAGAAGGTTTCAGTGATGATTCTTGGGCATTAAATAATGATATCACTATTAAAGGTATTAATGACTACAATCCTGATACACATTATGCTCGTAGAAGAGTTGACGGAGAAATAATTACTTTAACAAATGCTAATGGTTATACTGCTAATTTAACAAGTAATGGTACAGTTGATATTCCTCCTTATAATCAAGATACTAGTGTAACAACATATGTTAATGCTACTTCTGGTATTACAATTACTCCACATTGGGGAGATAAACAAAGAACAACAAACCCTGTTACAGGTCAGGTTCTTGAAAAACGTACTGGTAACTATATCACAATTGATGATAAACTTACATGGAGTTACATGACAAGTGCTTATTCATATTCATTAGCATTTGCTCAGAATTATACAGCTTCTGAAATTGATAGAGTTTATCATAATCTTCTTGGAGAATCAGAAGTTACTTATAATCCTATTTCATTCAGATCATTTGTTGATGATGTAACATCAGAATTTTCAGCATATACAGGAGGTTTAACACCTGAATTTATTAATAAATATAATGAATCTCATTTAGATACATATGTAGTATTACATAAAACTGGAGATACTGTTGATGGTGTATATCGTCTTGATAAAAAATCAGCATATGTTGCTACATATACTGGAGAAGATGTAACTACTGGTGAATATGCAATAGATAATTACTATGAAGTTACATATTCAGATATTGCTAATGTATTAACTGGTGATGGTGCTGCAATTGGAGGTCCTAATGGATATATTTTATATAATAATTCAGAAGTTACTCCAGTAACAAGTAATTTCTATCAATTATATGAAAGAAGTGAACAATACAATTCTTCATATAATATGAATATTAAGAATGGTATTGAAACTCTTAAAGAAGTTGCTTATTTACTTGATTTATTAACAGATGGACAGCTTGGTTCAGTAACATATTATACATATGCACAAGTAAATGATGAAAATAGTGAATTTAATACAAATTCTCAAATTCCTAGTACATATGAAACACATTGGATTAATACTGATCCTAATTGGCATCCAAATGATGATGATACTTATGCATATCTTGTAAAAATTTCTGATCCTGAAAATCTTGGTATTCAGATTGCTTACTCAATAGCTGGTAATCAGAAACAAATTGATGATTTACATAAACATGCTGAATTATTAGAAAAAGGTGAAACTACTCTTAGAAGTATTCAAGCAACAAATTCTCAATTTGCTACTGTTTCTTTATATGGTGGAACAACTCATTGGACAGATACAGATACAAATCAAGGTGAATCTAATTTTGATACTGAAAGTACTAATCATCCAAATCATAGTACATCTAATACAAGACAAGAAAACTCTTATCTTGTTGGTGATGTAAATATTAAAGTTACTTTAGCAACATCTAAGGTATATGCAACTGTTAATCCTACAAATGAATCAACATTAAATCCAGAATTTACTGATGAAGCTGGTGTTGTATGGTATGGATGCTATACAGCAGCTGATATGGATAATATTGTACCTAATCCAAGTGATGAAGAATTTGATGATAATGATGTTCTTATAAAAGCAACATATTATGAAAAGGGTAATAATAATGTATTTACTCCTATTTCATCTAGTGCTATTGAAGAAGGTAAAACATATGATTCTAGAAATCAATCAGAAAATTTACAATATTATTGGATTCCTAATTCTAATCTTGCACGTAATGATATTAATCAAAATGCTGTATATACAAAAATTAAAGTTAAAGAATTATTAGCTTTAAATGATCAAGATTCTGTTAAAAATACAACAAAAACAAAATCTAGTATCACAGAATTCTTTATATTTAATGAAAATACTAATGAATGGGATAGTTTATGTAGTGCCGATAGTGATCATACTGCTATTTCTAAACTTATTACATTAGTAAATGAAAATGGTATTGATACTAATGAATATGTAGCATTTATTTCAAAATTTGAAAAAACTGTTATTCATACTGTTGATGATGAAAATGTTCTTGCAACAACAGAATGGACAGAAGTTTATGTAAATTCAAAGGTTAGTCAAATTGCTGATGATCTTGAAAATATTCTTGAACAAGCAAAGAAATATACTGATGATGAAATTGCTAAACTTGATAATGAATATATTTATTCAGACTTTGAAACTTATTGGTCATATTATGTAACAGGATATAATATTTCTCATCCTACTACACAATTAGTACAGGGTACTCCTGAATATGGAGAAGCTTATGATAGAGAATATGGTTCATTTGTTACTAATGATTATAATCTTACAAGAATTTTTGATGATACTTATACAACATCAAATCCTGGAGAAGTAAATCCTTATAGATTAAGTTATATTACTAATTCTCAATATACATATAATATTATTGAAAAAGATGGTATTGTAACAGCTGCTTCTAGAGAACTTCCTTCAGATACTCTTAAAGTAAATGCTTATATCTGGGGTTCAGAACAAAGTACTACAAGATTTGAATATGAAGATATTAGTGGTCTTAGTGATAAAGATTCATTATTAGATGCTCTTTATAATTGGAAAGATGCTAATCAAGATAATCAGATATTTGTAAAGATTAATGATGGTAATACATTTGAACCTGTTCCTACAAATACTGATTTAACAGGAATTAATACTAGTGATTATAGAGTAAAACTTGATGATGGTAGTCTTGTACCTGTTGAAGCACCTTATAATAATGTTCCAGATATTTATGCTAATACAAATGATATTAATTGGAAACCACTTTATAAGAAAGTTCCTAGATATCTTGAATTAAATCTTGCTAATGCAATTAATCCTGGAGCAATTGAAACTGATCAAAAGGTTGAAATTAAAGAAAATGTTTTAATTAATAATGTTTTAACTGAAGTAACATTTACTTTAAGAAAATTTAAATCAGGTAATTATCAAGGTAAGATTCGTGTTATTAGTTCTGTAGAAGGATTAGTTGATACTGATGATGTACTTAAACATATTTCAGCTAAACCATCAGATTCTACAAAATATTTATCAGTAGAAAATAAGCATTTCTCATATGTAGATAATGGTAATGGTGAAAACCAATTTGAAGTAACTGCACATATCACAAAAATTGAAGATGCTACACCAACTAATACTGGTTTTGCTGATGCATATGATGTAAGAACATTTATTGAAAATATGTTTAAATGGGTTGATATTTCAGCTACAATTTCTCCTGATACAATTAGTCATAGAGATGTATTCTTTAAGAATACTAATCTTGAAGATGTTCCAAGTGGAGCTAAATTATATAGTAGAAGTGAAGCTAGCAATGTTGTTACATTCGAAGAAGTTAACAAGCCTGCATATGGTTGGTTCTGGCTTGATGATAATAAATTTGCTGGTACTGCAACAGGCGATAGTTTATACACTAATGATATACCTTCAGGAGTTACTGTTGGTAATCATATTAAGTGTGCTGTTGAAGGCTCTGAAACAACATTCTATCTTGTTAAGAGATTCTGTGGTAATAATGCTAATCCAGGAGTTGGTGATCCATTCTCAGTATCATATAACTACTATATCAATATTGAAACAGCTAAGACTAATCCTCTTAATCTTAAAGAAACAAGATATGGTGAACCTGAACAAGCACAACCATAATAAAGTATACATAAATAAAAAAGAGAGCTTTTTCAAAAGCTCTCTTTTTTGTTGATTATTTTTTAAAGATTTATAAAATGAGATTTTTCTTTATCTTCTTGAATATTTTCTGTTTTATCATTAATTTGTTCTGGTATTTCAGATACAGTTACCTCTGGAGCTATATATTCTTCTTTAGGTTCTTCTTTAGGTTCTTCAATTTTTTGTTCTTCCTCTTCTTTATAATCTTCATCTTCTGGAATTGAATTAGATTTTTCTTCTCTTTCTTTTTCAATTTCTTCAAATTTCTTTAAAGCTTCTTCTGAAGGTTCATCTTCTTCAATATCTCCAACTTCTTCTCCTTCAAGTGGTTCTTCCTCTGTTTTTTCAATATATTCTACTTCTTCATTTTCTTTTTTAGCTAAAAATCCACTAACCATTGCTGTTAAAAGAAGAGCAACTATAGGAAGGATAGCTCCTTGAATATAACTAAGAATTACATTTGCTTCAGCATCTGGAAGTTGTGTCCATACAAATATAGGTTCTTTAAAAAATCTAAGATTTTCACTAGCATTAGATATTAAATATTTATAAGAATTATATACATTACCCATAATTTGTACAAGAGTAAGAATACTCATTAATACCCAAGGCATTACTTTCTTTCTTTGACTTGAATCAGTAAGAATACTAAAAAGTACAGCAGCTTGACCAATTTCAAATGCTATAGCTAACATTATTGCTAAAAGTGATGTATTAGCAAGACCAAAGAAAGCAAATCCATGAATACCTGAAACAAGAGCAACAAATGTATACAATATTATAAACAATATAATATAAATTTTATTACTTTTCATATGTTATTTATTTAATTTGTTTTTCTCTTTAAAAATAAAAAATAAAAGGTCTATTAATAAAATAGACCTTTATAATTTAAAAATTCAGTGAATTATTCTTCGTCAAATTCAAGTAATTCAGAATTATATTTTATAGTTACTGGATATTTATTAATATCACTTGAATCCAATTTTGTAAATATCTTATTTAAAATATTCTTATTATCATCTTGATTCTTATTGAGTATTTCAAATTCATCAAAAAGAATAATATATTTTAAATTTGTAAGTTTAAACATATTATTTTTGGTATCTTTTGATTTATCATCATAATAAGAATCCCATTTTAAATTGATTTGTTCATCTTCATAGTCATCAGATGAATGTTCAAACTTTTCATATTCAAAATATGCATCTGAAATATTATCAACATTCTTACCAAGAAGATTTTGATATTTCTTATTTTCTGATGGAAGTTCTTTTAGAAGAACATCTCCGATATATATTTGGATATCACTTTCAGAATAAGTTTCAGGAGCTGTCAATGTAAATACTTTTGGTAATACATCAAATACAACCTTTACATTTCTTACTATGATTTGTTGATATTCTTCTTTAATATATTCAATTAAACTTTTCATTAGTTAACATTATATATTTATTCATCTCCATCAATATCATTAAGACCATTAAATTCGTTAATAAGTCTTGAATTTACATAGATTGGTTCATCATTATTATCATATTCATCTTCATCATGCTTAGCTTCTTGCATAAGTTCGAAAATATCTACAAACTTTGCAAACATCTTTTTATCTTTCTTGATGTAGTTGATAACTTTAGCTATTTCAGCAGTAATTGAAGATGGTGAGCTATAACCATATTTCTTGGCCATTTCTTTACCAGAAAGTTTCTTTGCTCCATTTTCAACACCAAATCCAAAGTGATTCTTGAATATATCCATTGTCTTAGGACCAAACTTTTCTTCAAGTTGTTTAAGAATCTGATCCCAAAGGTCATCAATTTCCTTACGGTCAATATTCTTACCAGGATTTTCCATTCCACCTACAAGGTCAAATAATGTCTTTCCTTCTTCTCCATCCTTTCCACCAAGATGACGGTCTCCAGATACTGAGTTAGATTTAGCAATAAATCCCTTCTCATCCTTTTCTTTCTTCTGACGAGAAATAGGAATACGTACAAGATGAGAGAAATTCTTAGTTGCTTCAAGAATTTCTACACGAATCATCTGAGCAGCATACTGAAGGAAAGTATATGACTTATACTTAGAAATATCAATTTCTTCTCCAGTTAATTCTTCCTTCTTTTTCTGCTTATTACTCTTCTTGCCATATGTGTCCATAGCATAAACAAGTCCCTTCATACCGAATGCATAAATATCATCTCTGTCAAATGAAGTCTTGCCTAACCAAGAATTAGTAATCTTATGTACAAGTGGTTCATATTTCTTTACAATAGCAGTTCTACCTTTTTCTGTTGTAAGGTCCATGATTACTTCATCAGGAGAAGCTGTCTTATCAAGAATTGAATCAAACTGTTCTTTAGTCATAAAAGTAGGAATTTCAAGAATTCTTCCACTTGAATAAATCTTAGTAATATTACTATATAAAGATTTAAGAGAACTATCCTTTGGAATTCCCTTGTTATAGAAATCTACAAGAGCATTATCATTATCTCCTGTTGAAAGATCCTTGATATATGTCTTGTTATTTTCAATTAACCATTTACATACTTCTTTAGCTTCAGCTGAAATAAATTTATCAGCTATTTCAAGATATTTATTTAGCTGATCTACAGTAAGATAGTTTATTGAATCCTCTTGGATTTCAATTGTTTTTGATTCGAATAATTGCGAAAATTTTTTCATATTTGTGTTTAATTAAACATTTTTATTATAATACTTCAGTATAAACTATAGAACAATTTTTTTAAAATTCAATATTTTTTCATCTTTTTATAAAATAATGAAAAATAATTTTAAACATATCTATATTTATATATAAAAATAATAGTTTTAATTCATTAATATGGGTTTTTTTAACTGGTGTTACCAACATTCTTTAATCGGTAGGACAGTTAATATGGTATCAGATTATATATATTTCAAAAAAGATAAAAAAATAATTTCAGATACATTTTATGGTCCAGCATTTGATTTAGTCCTTAAAAAATATCTTAAAGCAAATTTTAAAAGGGACTGGATTGGAAGATTATATGGTGTTGTGAATCCTAATTTAGATGAAAATGGTAAATATGATTTCAATAATGTAATTATTGAATTAGATGGAGATAATACAAATAATAATGAATATGTACGTAATTGGGTATATAGACAAATGAGAATGATTAGTACATTATTCAAAATTGAAAGATTATATGATTATATTGATATTGAATTTAATCATGTTGGTCCAGAAAATCAAGATAACTATTTAGTAATATTTGATATTGTTTCTAGAAAAATTTCTGTTGAATCATGTAAAAAATTTTTCAGACATATATTATTTGATGGAGTTCTAGCTGGAATAATATTGTTTGTCTTAAAAATTTTATTGATTATATAAAAATATTTTTAACGTTAAAAATGGATGTACTTGAAAAGAAAAAGCAATTAGCTGAGTACGAAAAGAGTTTAAAGAGTTTAACTCTTGAACAACTTAAAGAAAAAGAACAAGAAATAATTAAAGAAGCTGATGAAAATGATAAGGCTATTGCATCAAAGGAATTTAAGCTTCCTGGTGAAAATTATAAAATAGTAGCTAATGGTATCAGAAAACTTCTTGAAAAGCAGACAGTAGAATGGAGATTTACTCTTGGTATGGTTTCAATGTATGATTTTTGGAATCCAGAAAATTTCCCTACAGTTGTAACATATCCTATGCTTGATGCAACTCTTCGTACTCTTGGTGAAATGAAGTTCACTGGTTATAGTGAATGGGCAGCTGTTGTAGCAATTAATAAGTATTTTGAATCACTTCATGCTGAATATGAAAGTGCAACTGAAAAGATTTATGATATTGCTTCTAAGCATAATGCTATCATTGATGAGCTTGGTCTTCGTGAACCAGTTGCTGGAGAAAAGGCAGAAAATTAATTTAGTTTAGCCAAATTTATATTTTAGTATTTTTCTTCCTTAAGATTTATTCTTAAGGGAGTTTTTTTATTTATTTCGCCCCAGATTTAATCAAAATATATGATACGATATAGTTTATATTTTTTGTCTTAAAACGTCCCAAAACTAAAAAGAACTATCACAGAATTAAAATCTGAGATAGTTCTTAAAGTTATTAGATACCATATACTCTATTCTGAAGAATTTTATATATTTTTTCAGGATCATCATCTTCTCTTATATATCTATCATACCATCCACTATATTGAATAAACCATCTTAAATGTACAACACAATGTTCAGTTTTACAGATAAATATACTTTGTTCTATTTCCTCTTTTGTAGGAGTAAGTTCAGTTAAATATTCTTTTACTTTTATCATACATTTTTAACAATTATATTATAATCATATTTATTTTTCTTATAAATCTTTATTTTTTCAAGTCCTTGACGATATATAGATTTAGTAGAAATACTTTCATCAAAACAATCGATAAAATCATATACAATATATTTATCTTTCAATTTACTAAGTCCAAGTCCACGACCTAAAGATTGCATATTAATTGTACCAGATTTAAATGATTCAAATAATACACCAAAACAAAGATTTGAAAGAGTAATACCAGTTCCTATACAACCATATGAAGCGACAAGTATACAATTATTATTTTCTTTCAGAGTTTGTTTTATAGCATCTCTTTCTTTTGATTTTGTCTTACCATGAATAATACATACAATTTTATCTGGCATTCTTTTCTTTATTTCATCAGCAACATACATAAGATATTCTGTATGATGAGCAAGAACAAGTGTATTATATGGGCAAATACTTAATATATCATTACAAAGAATATCAATTCTTTTAGACATAAAATGTATCATCATTTTCTCAACTACAAGATTATTTGTACTTGTTGAGTCTTTTATTTGTTTCATAAGTAATTCAATATACTTATCTTCTTTTTCTTTATCATTGAGATCTTGATTGTTATAAATTTCTCTTTTTGATAATAGAAGACCATATGGGAATTGTTTTTCATATTGAATTAAAAACTCTGGATTCTTAAGTAAAACTTTTTCCTTCTTCTTTTTATTTTGTTTTGTAATCTTTTCTACTTCAACAAATGGAGATAAAGCATATTCTGCACATTTTATAAAAAGTTTCTTTTGACTATCTAAGTCATTTACATAATTTATTCTGAACTGATTAATCTCAATATCAGAAATATATCCTTCATCCATTAATTCTCTTGGAGTAATCTCTTGTATTTTTGCACCAATAAGAGCATGAAGACAATATCTTTCTATTGTTTTTTCTTGAGGAAGTGTACCAGTCATACCAAAAGCAATTTTTACTTTATTCATAAATGGTTGAGATATGATGTTCTTTATTTGTGCTGCTGTAGCACGATGAACTTCATCTACAAATACACAATCAAAATCATCAAAGAAATGAGGATTATATTTCTTATTTGACCTATCTAAGAATTTAATAAGGCTTTGGAATGTACCTACAGTAAGATTAGCACTTTCAACAAGTTTACCACCTGACCATATACATTCAGTATTAAAAAACTCAGCATAATCATTAAAGTCATCATATGCTTGCTTTACAAGATCAATTGATGGAACAATCATAAGTATTTTCTTAACACCAAGATATTCCATACAATACCTGAATATCATATATGAAATAAGAGTCTTACCAGCACGAGTAGCAAGCTGTGAAAGAGATTTATTCCACTGAATAATTTTATATGCAGCTTCATATTGATATGGTCTAGGTTTTATAGAAAGATTCCAAGAGTCAACAATTTCTTTGAATTCATTAAATGAATGTTTCATCTTTCTCTTAAATCTATCTGGATCAAGACCATCATAAGGAATCTTATTTGTCTTTAAAAATTTATATATAACTTGCCAAAGTCCAATACTACACCATAATAATTGCTGACCAGAAGTTTGAACATAGTCAAATATAAAATCTTGTGTAAATCTTGGACCTTTATATGTAGGTAAAAAACAAATAGGATCAGTAAGATTTATATGTTTTTTCAATAAATCAAATACATGATGCTTTACCCATTTTTTAACATCTTTTTCGAATACATTAATATATTCATCTGGAGTTAAATCACATTTTAGGAATAAATATCTTGAATCTGTATCTGAAAATTTAAAATGAATCATGTATAATTTTTATAAATATATATTAAAATAGTAAAATATATTTATAAAATACAAATTTAAATAAATCGTCCTGGATGAGTTTATTTACTAAATATGTACAGAACATCGGAAAATATTTTTAAACGTCCCAAAAATAAAAAGAAGTATCAAAGAAACGAAATCTTTGATACTTCTAATAAGTTATTTCTAATGATTACTGCTTATCTAGAATATAGAATATAAGAGCCATAACCAAATACAGACCAACACCAACACCATAAAGGAGAGCTGCAAGAACCCAAACAATTCTGATTACAGAAACATTTACACCAAACTTATTTGCAAGTCTTGCGCAAACACCAAAAATCATTTTATTTGCCATATACTTTTGATATTTATTTATATATTAATATAGAAAATTACTTAGAAAAATTTAGCATTACTCCCTGACCATTACCCATCATATATGTAGGAAGCTGACCATTCCACTTGTTAATCCATTCAAGCTCTACAATTCGAGGATTAGTAGAAATTGACTGTCCTTTAATCTTAAGTGCCTGAGCTTCAGCTTCAGCCTGAGTAATATCAATATCCTTCTGAATCTGTGCCTGCTTCAAAAGCTCATTTTTCTGCTTAGTTACCTCAATAAGAGTAAGTGCCTTCTGTTCCTCAAGTTTCTTCTGGTTAATAGACTGTTCATATTCCTGATTGTAATAGACTTCACGAATATCAATCTGTTCAAGAATAAGGTGATATGCCTCAATATCCTTCTTCATCTTATCATAAGTAAGCTGCTGAATTTCCTCACGCTTATTAGAATAAACTTCAATAGGAGTATACTTAGAAGCAGTAAGAGCAAGTGCAGACTTCAACTTAGCCTTAATAACATTCTCTTCAAGCCAAAGGAATCGTCCATTAGAAGAATCATCAAGCTCAGATACATTATCATAAATCCACCAAGCATATTCCTCATCAATCTTCCATGATGCAGAGATAGCAAATCCCATCTTAATACCATCAACAGTAGGTGCCCAGATTGTAGTGCCCTGTACAGAATTCTTCTTAGTATCAGTCATACGAGTATCATCTGCAGAAGCATCATTACGAGAACCAAGATTAGCACAAGTATAAACCTGAACAGTCTTATCCATCTTTACAACATTATACCATGGCATTATCATATGCCAACCAGTCTTATAAGATTCATGTTTAACACCACCAGGAGTAACAACTACACCACATTCCTGTGCAGGAATTACCGCAACAAAACTAAGAACAACCAATGTAATAATACCGGTAACAAGGATAGATAGATGATTTGGAAGTACTTTTTCTTCCTGAACTTTATTAGTAATAAAAGCTACCACCCAATAAACAATTGCGAGAATACCAAGAATAGTAATAAATGTAAGCATAATTTTTGTTTGTTTTAAAAAGTTTATAAATTAATTTATCGTGTTTCTACAAAATAAACTGTACTTTCCATAATACCCCAACTAGAACTTTCCTGGAAAGTCTTTTTTACTGGAATATAATCATCACTCATAGGGCGAGTAAGATAGAAAAGTTCATTATCTTTCCAAGTAACCATCATAAGTTCTTGACCAGCAGGAAGATTGATAGTCATTTCACCACCAAACTGACGTGTACGAGTCTGTTCAGTACAACTGCACATACAAATAAGTGCAACAATAATCAAAATAAGTTTCTTCATTTTTTAATTCTTTTTATAAATGTTATTTCCAAAATAATATAAAAGCATTCTATATTTTTTATCTTTATCCATTGTATTTGAAATATGATTCCAAATTTCTTCAATAGTCATATTATCAATTTTCTCATGTTTAAGACCAGTACAATTAGTAACTTTGAGATAGTTCCTAATCTTTTCATTCTTTTCTTCTTCATCATTGTCTGGAATAAAAACAATCCAATCATTTGTTATTTCTGAAGGAGAAAATGAAATATCCCATTTATACTGTTCAATAAACTTTCCAGTTTTATTATGTTTTATTGCAAATGGCCCTTCATATCCTTTCAACTTTTGTGTTTGAAGGATATTAAGAGCAGCTTCCAACGGAAGATTTTCAAGAACACTTTTCCAATTTCTAATATGTTTCATTTATGTCTTATTTAAAATTACATACTAAATATAGTATAGTTTTTCAAAATTTCAAATTTTTTTCTATTTATTTGAAAAATGTTTATTATATTATTTGAGATTAATCAAATATATATAGAAATTAAAATGAATTATTTTGAAATAAATGATCTTTTATCTAAAGAAATATTACCACAAATAAATGATATCATATCTAATTTTTTAGAAGATAAATTTTCATATATTGAAAATGAAGAAGATTTAGAAGATTTAGAAGATTATGAAGTTGATGATGAACTTATTGATATCGTAAAATCAGGTATATATGATGTAATTGCTGAAGTAAAAGATGATTATAAAGAAGAATTATCTAAAGTAGATGAAGATATAAATGAAAATGAATTAATCAATATGATTGAATCTTCAGTTAATGACTATAAAGATATAATGGCTGAAAGAATAAGAGAAGAATTTGATAAAGAAGACTTTTTCGAAGATTATTATTCAGACATTGAATTTTAAAAAAAAGAGGTTCATAATTGAACCTCTTTTATTTTGAATAATATGTCTTCATTTTATAGTTTCCACAATTCCAAGTGTCATTAATTTTATTATTCTTGACACAAGCAATATGACCACGAATATTTATAAGATATGTTCCATTATGAGTTTCAGCAAATTTAGAAACTGTAATATAATTCGGTAGAGAAACTTTGATTAGTCCTTTTTCCTTTGCATACTTATCTATAACTTTATGAGAATTTGGCATATCAAATTCTTTTGCTGCAATAATACATAGTTCTTTAAAAACTACACTCCAACTCAATCCAAGAATACAACAAAATGCTCGAATTACACAATCTCCCTTATTCCATCTCTTAGGCTTTCCAGTCTTCTTATCAATTTTAGCATCAGGATTTGGATTGAAATATACAAAATTATTCATAAATGTTTGTTTTTTAATTACATATATAATATAGTATATTTTTTAAAAAATTCAAAAAAAGAGAATGAAATTATCATTCTCTTTATTTTTAAGTATTTGAATTTGATTTAGTTATTATGCTAAATCTTCATCCCACCAGTCACTTCTGAATGAAACTGTAACCTGTCTAGCATCCATATTGGTATAGTTTAATTCATCAATACCTGTAATACCAGTAAGCATTACTTTGTGGAATACATAACTTCTCCAAACTGTACCATCTCTATTAGCTTCAGCAATTCTAAGGTTATCAGCAACATAATCAGCCATAAGTGTTCTTGTACCATCACTAAGATCATAACCAAGTTTACCCCATGCCTTTAAAACTTTAAGAACATAAGCATCAGTAGCATTTCTGATATTAAGATTGAAAACAATCTGTAATTCAGCAAATGTATTATCAAGAACAGGGTTAAGATATGATACATCAACACCAAGGAATTTCTGTTGACCAGCTGAAACAGTCTTCTGAAGTGCATCAAGACCTGAAACTGAAAATACTTGTTCTGTTAAAATAGCTTCATCATCCTTAAATGTACTTTGAAGTGCGGTTGGTAAAGTAAAATATACCTCAAAGATACTTGAATGCATAGGATCGTAAAAATTATTACCAGCCTGTGTATTCTTTATGTGAGGTAAATGTGAAACTTGACTTGCCATTTTATATATAAAATCTTATGTTTTTGTTATCTAATTAAAAATATACAATATTTTAATTCTGGAGAGATTTTATTCTCTCCAGAACTAAATTATTTAATTTCAGTAATATTACTTGACATTTGTCCTGTCTTGTAAAGTGTAAGTTCGTGAATCATCTTACCACAACCCATACCTGGTTCTATATGTGTAGAAAGTATTGCCATTTCATTGTTAATAATTTCAGGAGTGTTATTAGATTCATCCATTACATTAAGGTATGCCTGAATACCACCATTAGCAGCAACTCTTGCACAAATGAAATTAGCTTTGTCAAGGATAGCATTTCTTGTTGTAGGGTTATTGAATTCCCACTGATATGCCTGAAGAACCTTTTCAATTTCATCCTGTAAGTAAATTACAAGTTCACGTACATTTACTTTAGAAAGAGCTGAAACTGGTGTCTGTTTTGCAGTCTGGTTAGCATTAACGAATGTACCGAAACCTGGACGATATACTAAGCAGTTAACACCGAATGGTTCAATAATCTGAAGTTCATCCATTGAGTAGCTATAATCAGGACCTACAAGATCAGCACATTCAATCTTAGCATTGTTAGGACCAGCAACAATATAGTAAGGCTGTCTTGATGTGTACTTAGTCATAAATAAGTTAGAAACAACACCTGCTGAAGGAACTATTGTATCAACATATCCATCACTAAGTTTAAGAGGTGAATAGAATGCACAGAATGATGCACCTTCAGCTTCTGTAGGAAGTGAGAACTTCTTACCAAATGCTTTCTTCTTATTGTAACCAGCAGCAACATATGCTACATTGAATACACCTTTAGCATCTGTGAATGAAGTGTAAGGACATTTAAGGAATGTCTTTACTGAAGGGAAGTTAAGAATTGCGAATGCACTCTGTTTTTCCTTAGCAAGATATGAAAGAACCTTCTTAGCTGAATTGTCAACATATGTTTCAAATGTATCAACGATATATCTATAATCGATATTAGCTTTGTTAAGAAGAGCAGTCTTAAGACCCTTATATTCAGAAATAGCTGAAAGTAAGAAGTTCTGCCATTCTAACTTATCATACATACTTGTTGAAGCAGGTTTTGAATTCTTATATACATAACCTTCAAGATACTGAGGAACCATTGTACCAACTTCCTGGTTAAGAGGAGCATCAACTCTTACAAGATATGATTTACCATTAGGATCATTGTACATAAGAGGTTCACCTGTAAATCTAATAATATATTTAATTGTATCAGATTCAGCATCATTTACAGAAGTAATTTCTTGAACATATACATTGTCATAAAAATCAAGTGAATCACCTTCACCATTTTCATCAAGAACTGTATCATCTTCTGCAAGGAAACAGTCACCTACTGAAAGAGTTGTGAATATACTCTTATCCCATGGAGCATCAGCATTAACAAATTCATAAACACCGTTATTTTCTCCACCAGCCCATGCTTGATCATCAACAGGAACAAATGTTACTGAAGAACCATAAACTGTATTTGTTTCAACATCATTCTTTACTGATTCTGAAGTAACATTGAATAATGAAACCTTCATATTATTATCAGCATCACCATAAACACCATAAGGAGAATTAGCTGAAGTTGCTTCAAGACGAGTAATAGAAGTAATAACTGTTGCAGGACCTTCTGATGTAAATTTACCATCTTCATCGATAAATGCATTACCACTTGTATAAACAGAACCATAACCGTCTGTTAAATTACCAAATTCACCAGCAGCATTTAATTTCTTAAGAATTGTATTAAATTCATCAGCATTGTCACCACATTCAATATTAACAGTTGAATCTGGAGCGCCTACCTGTTTAAGAGTAATCTTATGTTCTTCTGTATCAATATTAGAAACATAAAGAGTACCTGTAACTTTCTTTTCATTTGAGTTATCAAATGGAATAATAGCTGTTAATTTACCATCATCACCAACTTTAACTACGTTATTTGTAAATTCAATAACTTCACTAACAACAGGTGCATTTAAGTTACCAAGAAGAGAAGTCTTAGCTTCACCAGTAAATAAGCTATTAAGAAGTTCATCATTAATAGAAAGTCTACCTGAAAGATCAATATTAGCAATACCTTCTTCTTCAAGTAAATCAACATTGAAACTCATCATCATATTGTGAATATCACTATCATTATTGAAAAGAATATCAAGAGCAGCATAACCACCTTGCTTATTCTTGAAATAAGGAATAAGTGAACCTACATAATGACCTATAGCACCAGATGTTTCATCATTATAAAGTGCATCAAGAGCATCAACTTCATCGCCATATGCGTTAAGTACATGTTTCTTTAATTTAACATCTTCAGAATTCATATCTTCTACGCCATCAAAGTAGAACTTAAGTGTTGAAGAAGCAAGAACCTGAGATTTTGTGAATTTTCCTTTAAATACATAAATTTCTGCCATGAAGTCAGAAACAAGACTGTTCTTATATGGTTCAAGATATTCTGGAAGTTCTTCATCTGAATACCAATCACTTACAGTAATATTATATCCATTTACTTTAGAACCAGAAGCTTTACGGATGAAATATGTACCAGATAATTGCTTAGTGTTGATAGCACTAATATTAATGTACTGATCCATGAAAGCGCCAGAAACTGATTTAAGACCATTAAGTTTTTCTGCAGAAAGTTCCCAGAATCTTGTTGTGTCATAAATATCTTCAACATTTAACTTAACTGTGTTAATAATATCGTACTTAGGATTGAAGTCTGTATTGATAGTTGCAGCATCAACTGTTTCACCATCAAACTTCTTAAGGTTCAAGCAAAGGATAGGACCACTTGCAAGAGCCTGAAGAGCTATTCTATGGAAGAATACGCCTCTCTTTTCAAGTTTCTTTGAAATATCACCATAAACAGCTTTAAAATCTGAAACAGATGTAATATAAGTAGGAATGTTGAAAGGACCCTTTTCAGAGTAACCAACAACAAGTCTAAGAACACTACTTTCTACGCCAGCTACGGTTGACTTATCAAAAACAATACGGTATATACCAGCAGCTTTAAATTGTTGTAAATAAACTGGAATAGCCATTTTTTATATTTGTAATATATTTATTATTTTTTTCAATTAATAGAATTAAACATAACTTCTATAATTTAATTAAAAATAAAACTTTTTAGTCGTAAAGATTTAAAAATAAAAATCCATAGTCTCACGACTATGGATTTTTTCATCATACGATGTGAATTATATATAGAGTGCGAGGTAAGTCGCATTTTATATATTCTAAGATTAGATAAGGCCAAATTCTGAACCTACTGTGAATGTGAAGTACTGTGTTTCTGGGAAGAAACCAGCATCAACAATAGCATATCTTGAGTTAACAAGCATCTTAGGAGCCATTGTACCTTCAGCTGTGATAGATACTGTATCAGCAAGAATGTAAGGCATAAAGATTACACCAGGTTCGTTACCGTTACCCTTTCTACCAACGCAAACTCTTGTATCATCCCAATCCATATAAGGATCAACATAAACTTTAAGACCTGCGATTGTACCACTCATGAATAAGTTCTGTGAACCATCCTGTGCGAAGTTGTTTACCATAGGAGCAACTACATAACCACTAACATCCTGAAGAGCTGTAGCAACCTGAGCATTTGTAACAACCCATGTTGGTCTACCTCTACGTCCAGTTACCTGGATAAGGTTAGCAGCAGCAAGAAGTTTAGAACCAATTCTTCTCTGACGAGTGTGAAGATTTTCAGCACTTGTATTAACTTCTGCATTCTTGATTGTTCCCCAATCACCCTTATGTTCAACACCATAAACATCCTTGAATGTCTTGATTGGCTGAGCAGCCATTGTGCTATCAGATGTACCCATCCAAAGGTTAAGGTCTACACCCTGATAAACTTTCTGATGAATAGCGTTAGTTACACCAAGAGCAAATACATGTTCAAGAATTCTAGCGTTAATTGACTGAGTAATTTCGTTCTGCATAGCTTCCATAACTTTAGCAACAGCATCAACACCATAAAGAGGAAGATCCTGGAGTTGCTGTCTTGTTACAGTACCTGTAACTTCATATGAACCCATCTGAACCCATTTGCTGAATAATCTAAGACCAAGTACATTACCTGTACCAGTTTCATTTTCAGCTCTTGTCATGCTTCTCTTTTCACCTGTTGCGAAGTTTGCGAAACCGTCAACGAAATCAACCATTGTCTGAGCGAAATCAACTGATGTTACATTACCAGTAGCAACACCGCTAACAACTGCAGGATTTACACCATCGAAAAGATCTGCAACAGCCTTATTAACATCACCAGCTTTACATTCTTTAACAGCAACGATAAGACCGCTATCCATTCTACCAAGCTGCTTGAATTCACCCTTAAATGTTACACCATTACCAACAATAGTAATTGCTCTTTCAGCTGCTGGAGCTTCTGCCTTTGCTCTAAGAGCTGCAGCATCACCGTCGAAGCCAAGGAATTTAACATAAAGAGGTTTGTTTTCTGCGCCTTCACCAACACCGTCAAGACCAGCAACTTCGTTTCTTCTACCCATCTTACCACCAGCATATGGGAAGTCCATATAAGTTAACATTGCCCAAGGACCTTTTGCAGGAATAACTGGAACAAGTTCAAGACCGATTGTAAGAAGTGCTACGTTAAGAGCCATAGGAAGAGTTGATACAGGAATATCACCACTACCAACTGCTTGTTTGAAGAAGTCACCAGTACCACCCATTGGAACCTGTCCGTTAGGAGCATAACCAGGTGCCATAGGATTACCCATACCAAGAGTATTAAGAGGGGTTGCATAAAGAGGTGAAACACCCTGTGCAGGAGCTACCTGACCACCGATATTAGCGCCACCAACACCAAGCATAGATTCATGAATTTCATGAATAGCTGCATACTGTGATACCCAGTTTAACTTCTCATTATCTGTAACGTTAAAGTTTTCCTTTAACATTTTTGTCCACATCTGTGTACCATTCTGTTCGTTAATAAACATTGTAATTTATAAAAATTTATTTGTTATTTTTTGTAATTATATTCTTGTTATTTATCTTATGATAAATGTTTCGTTTATTTACTTTATTAAAAATAAATAATTTTAAATGAGATAGAAATTATGCTCTTCTGAGTCTCATCATCTGAGCATATACAGAGTTGTAATGATTTTCAAGGATGTCTTTTGGTTCTTCAACTTGCTGAGGAGCTTTTGTAGATGCAAAGTCTACACTTTCCCAGAATTTCTGAAGAACACCTTCTTTCTTAAAATCATATGCTTTAGAACTTCTAACTATTTCTTCTTGTCTTTCTTCTGAAAGAGCATTCCAAGATGGCTGATATTCAGCAGGCATATTTTCAACTACGTATACACCAGCGAACTTATCTTGTGCTTTCTGTTCTTTTACAAGTTGTGAAATAGCTTCATCCTTATTTTCAAGGCTTTCGATAAGAGCATCAATATCTGAAAGTTTAGCACTCTTCTGGTTTTCCATAAAAGCGTTTACATTTTCATTTACCTTTGCTTCAATATTTGCATTGTTTTCAGGAGTATATTCTTCATTAATCCATCCTTCGATAACTGGAGCAAATTCTTCACAAACCCAATTCTGTACTTCTGGGGCGAATTCTTCTGTAATCCAATTCTGTAATTCAGGAGAGAATTCTTCTGTAATCCAATTCTGTAATTCAGGAGAGAATTCTTCTGTAATCCAGTTTTGTACTTCAGGAGCAAATTCTTCACAAACCCAGTTCTGTACTTCAGGAGCAAATTCTTCACATACCCAATTCTGAACTTCTGGAGCGAATTCTTCGCATACCCAATTCTGAATTGTTTCAGAGAAGTTTTCAACTACCCAAGTCTGAATATCTGAATTAATACTTTCTGAAAGTTCTGCCTTGAAATCTTTAGCAAATTCTTCAGTTACCCAATTTTCAATCTTTTCATAGTTAGGAGTTTCAAATCCATTAACCTTTTCAGTAACACCATTAAGTGCTTCATTAAGTTTATTGATTTCTTTATCCTTAGCTGTTAATGATTCTTGAGCAACATGAAGTTCAGCTTCTAAACTAGTTACCTTTTCAGTAAGTTTATCAATTGCTTCTTTTAAATCATTCATTGTAGTATTTTGACTATTTTTGTTATTTTCATCTTCTTCAGATGTATCTTTTTCCTTTTCATCTTTATCTTCTTCTTTGTTATCTTCTTTATTATCATTATTTTCATCATCATGATTTTCTTCAGAAGATTTATCAGAAGATTTGTCATTGTTTTCATCGTCAAGTAAATCATCAGATTCATCTTCATTTATGATAGCCCAAATCTGATTACCATCTTCAGCAGATTCATTTAAACATTCAAGTGTTTGATTAGCTTTAAGATTTAATTTAGCTTGTGAGAAACCAGGTGTACCAACTAAGTCATATGTCTTAATTGTTGAAAGTGTTACGTTTCCTGCTTCATCAATAGATCCAGCACCTCTTGAAGATATATAAAGAGGAAGACCTCCTTTTACAATTGCTTGTGCATTTTTACCATTTGTTGTATCAAGTAAAAGAATTGTACCAGTAACTGTACCATCTTCATTCATTTCAATAGACTCAATCTTATGTGATACACGATTAAGATCAATATTCATAGTATTAGGATGTTCAAGTTCTCCCATAAGGCCTTCAGTTGCGATAACCTTCTGAAGATTTTCAACCATCATTCCATAATTTTCTTTTGAATATATACGTCTATTTTCGTTTTTAATGCCGCAAACACCAAATACACCAGTCATACGAACTTCATTAGTATTCTGACTTTCTTGGATCTGCAATCCAGTTGTAGGTCCTAAAGTTTCAAATACCATGCATTTTTTATTTGCCATATTATATATTATGTATTATATTTGATATTTCCTAATTACTTTATTAAAAATAAATAAAAAATAAACTAATTGATAAATCTAATAGATCTCAATGTAGTTTATTAAAAATAATATTTATTTACTAACTAGCTATTTCATTAGCAATTATATCTTCAGCAAGAACTTCTCCAGTTTCTACATCAACTATATTGTTTTTATCATCAAAAGATTCTACTTGAATTTTATTATTTGATGTAGAATTATTAAGTGATTCAATAAATTCTTTAGAACCACGAACAATAATAGAACCATCTTCAAGATTTGTTTCTTTAGGTTTTTCTGCAAATGTTTTATCTGCATTATCTTGCATTTCTCTAAAGATTGATTCAACACTAGATATTACATCATTAAGTTGTTTTTGAATATCTAACATTGATTTTTGTAATGCTGTAAGACTTTGGTAAAGAGCACCTTTACCAGCATTCATAGTAATACTTTGTATAAGTGTATCTTGCGCTTTTTCATTTACGTTCAACATCTTGAGAAGCATACGAATTTGATCCATTTCCTGAGAAATTTTATTAGGAATATATGGATGTTCGTCTATATACTTTTGATCAAAATAATAATTAGAAAGTCTTTCTGTTATCTGTTGAGCCTTAGCTTTTGCTTGACCTTCTACTTCTTCTAAATCAATTACTAATGTTGGGGTTTCAAGAACATCATCAGGAGAATCATATTCAGGTTCTTCTGGGCTTCTTAAGAAAAGATCATTAAGAGCATCTTTATCTTCATTTGTAACCATATAACATTTAATATTTTTACAAATAAAAATAAAAAAATAAAAGTGAACTAATAAAAATTAGCTCACTTTTATTAAAAATATTTAATATTTTTTATGAAATCATCAATTTCGATAGAGATTCGATATGATTTTTAAGATTTATTTTAGTATCTGGACAAACATCTTCAAGAAAAGGAGAATTCATTTCTTCAGGAGTAAGTTCACTCTCAAGAACTGTTTTCATAACAGTCATATAAGCGAAATTCTCAAATCTTTTCTGTTTTGTATATGCCATAATATTTATTGTTTTTACATTATTAATATAGTATATATTATCTAAAATTCAATAATTTATATTCGATTATTTATGATACATACCAAGAAGGTGGATTTTTTTCTAAAGGACATTTTTTAAATATATCCCTTGACCATTTTAATATTTTTATTTTTTTATTTATATTCCAAGATGATATATCTCCATCAAATTTAGAATTATAAAACATTTTTATCATATTAGTAACATTACTTACATCCCATTTTGATATATCTTTATTAAAAATTGAGTTACAAAACATATACTCCATATTAACAACTTTACTTACATCCCAAGACGATATATCACTATTAAAGTTAGAATAAGAAAACATATAACTCATATCAATAACATTACTTACATCCCATTTTGATATATCTTTATTAAAAATTGATCTAAAAAACATATAATCCATATCAGTAACTTTACTTACATCCCATTTTGATATATCTTTATTAAATTTAGACTGTGTAAACATAAAACTCATATTTTTAACTTTACTTACATCCCAAGAAGATATATCTCTATTAAATGATGAATAAATAAACATCTGTGACATATTAATAACATTACTTACATCCCAAGACGATATGTCACTATTAAAGTTAGAATTAGAAAACATATAACTCATATTAGTAACATTACTTACATCCCAAGATGATATATCTCCATTAAATTTAGATTGTGCAAACATAACATGCATATCAGTAACATTACTTACATCCCAAGATGATATATCACCATTAAATTCAGAACTAGAAAACATTCTACGCATATTAGTAACATTACTTACATCCCAATCTGATATATCACCATTAAATTCAGAAGATTCAAACATACTATCCATATTAGTAACATTACTTACATTCCAAGATGATATATTTCCATTGAATTTTGAATTTTTAAATATATCAGTCATATCAGTAACATTACTTACATCAATATCATTTAAATCAGCCTTATTTCCTCTTTCTTCAATAAGTTTATCTACTAAAGATTTAAGTTCTTCTCTATCTTTAGGATGATAATGATATACAGGTTTATTAATATCCTTATTTAAATGTAATTTCTCTATTATATAATTATTTAAATTTTTCATATTATTTAACAAACATAGCGAATAAATAAAATCCATTATTATCTGGGTCCCAATATAATATACCATTTTCAGAACCTCTTAATTGTACATTTTTTAATCTATATAAAATTGTTGAACTATAATTTTGTTTTATATATTTAATATATTCAGATACTTCTTCTGTTTCTTGTAAATAATTATCTTTAATATCTTCATCAAGATTAGAATTATTTTTTAAATCTTTTAACTTATCAGTATAATATTTTACATTATTAACATTATTATTTTTTAACCATGTATAAATTTCTCCAATAAATAAATTTCCGCTTGCTAATAAAGTATTATCTTTTTTTGTTTTATCAATAAGACCAAACATATATGAAATTTCATTAGATAATTCAATAATATCTTTATTAACTTTAATATCTTTATTAAGATGAAGTTTTTCTATTATATAATTATTTATTGTTTTCATTTTATTTTAATAAATTTTCAATTTTATCGATTTTATTTTCATCAAAAATAATTTCTTTATGATCTTTATTAAATGATATTTGAATTTCTTTTCCTTCAAAATCTTTCCATCCATTAGGAGTAAAACCTAATTTATTAATAAAATCAAATTTTTTATTTTTTTTAATATAATCAATTGCATCAATAGATTCATCTTTTGTAAGTATTATTTCAATATTAATGTCATCTATTATTGAATAAAAAAATTTACTTTTATCTTTTTTTGTCATATTAATTATTTTATTAGTTACATGATGATTACCAGTAATAAATTTATATTGAATTTCTTTTTCATTAACACTAATAATTTCACAAACATCAAGTCCAATAGAATTTACTTTATCTTTATTCATAAAACTTTTATTATCCCAATTATAAAGAGATAAAAGTAAACATTTATCTCCTTTATTATATATATTTAAAATAATATCCTTATTTAAATGTAACTTTTCTATTATATATGCATTTAAATTAATCATTTTCTATGTCTAAAAACTTTTTTATCAAAATCGAATTTACTTATATAAAATGAAGGTCTTATTCTAAGTCCATAATTTGTAACAAATATTTCACTAAACCAATCTGATCTACCAAAACCATCATTATAAAATTTATCTTCTAATTGTTTATACCATTGTTTATCTCCTATATAAAAATGTACACAAATTTCATTTCTATTATTTAATTTAATATCAAAATCATCTTTTTCTAGATTTGGTACTTTTAAAAGAAAATCATATACACCATCTAAAGCAGATTTTAATACTTTTTCATTTGCTTCTTGTGAATCAAATGTATCTAAGTTTTTATTGTCTTTATTTAAATGTAATTTTTCTAATATATATTTTGATAAATTATTCATTATCCAAGAGTACCATATATTTTTTCATAATCAACATCTACAGCTCTTACTATAGTAGTTATATCTGGTCCTGATATAACCATAATACTATTTGTTGCTTTTATTCTATCAGGAGCATTACGGTTATTTTTTAACCATTTAGCATCTCTTCCAACACATGATTCTAGTTTAGAAACTTCTTCATCATCTACTATATAACTATCTCTAATATTTTTATCAATTTCATTATCTTCTAACCATTTAAAATATTCTTTCTTTATATAAAATGATATTGATAAAATGTGATTATCTTCAATCCATTTAGTAAATATTTCTTCATATTCTTTATTATTTGCGGAATATCCATTAACAAACATTATTTTATTTGCTAATTCTGTTGAATTACCATCATATATTTTATTATCTTTTATTTTAATATCTTTATTAAGATGAAGCTTTTCCATTATATATTTATTTAAATTAATCATTTTCATTTAATGTTTTTTTAATTTTATTTAAATATTCTTTTTTGTTTTCTAAACCATGATCAATTCTAAAACCACTTATATGATAATATTTTGATGAAGAGTTTAATAATCTATCTATAGTTTTTAAAGCTTTTTCTTTTTTCATTATTGCACACCAATTACTCTTATTATCATCATCTCTATAAAAAGCAAATGTATCTGTCACATGAGGAGAAGATTTTGTATGATCTTCAAATTTAAGTTTTATAGTATCAATAACTTTTCCATTTTTTAAACTTCGTAAAATTATAGTATCATTTTCTATAGAATAAATTTTTGCAACGAATAATTTAACATATTTTATAGGATTTCCTATACTTTTACTTGAACTTGATATACCTAATACAGTATCATCTTCATAAACTTTATAAATATCAGAATAATATTTAGAATCATCTGTAATTTTTATATTTTTATCAAGATGAAGTTTTTCTATTATATATGTATTTAAATTATTCATATTATCTAAACGATTGCCATACTTTTTTACCTATTTCTAGTTTATTATATTTTTTCATAATTTTAGCAATATCCTTATGATTAGAATTCTCAATATCAATTATGCCATCTGCACATAAAGCAATCCAATCATAATTTACTACATCTCTTAAAAATATCGCCCATTTATTAGGATCAAATTCATAATAAAATTCTGTATAATCATCATTAAAATCACTCATAGTAGATAATGAATCAAGAACTTCATGATTATTACCAAATTCATCAGAAATTAATTTATATAATTTTCTAAAGTCTTTAGTTATTTCATCATCTCTATCTTTAATTTCATCACTTAATTTTAAATTTTTATTAAGATGGAGTTTTTCTAATATATATTGTTTTAAATTATTCATTATTAATATAATTTTTTGTTTTTATAAATATATTCTTTATATTTTTCAATTAATTCTTTACCAACCATATTTAATTTTTCATTATTATAATATATACTTTTTGTATATCCATTAACTAAATTTTGAATTGTATTTCTTTCTTCTTTAATTAATTTATAAATACTTCCATCTTTTTTATCAACATCACTTATACTAAAATTATATTTAAAATGATTATTTAAAATATTAATAATATCTTGATAATTTATTTTACTCCAATATATTTCCTTTTTAAAAACAGAATTTTCTTTATATGATTTAGTAATTAAAACAAATAAAAATACTGAAATTATAATATCTCTAACTTTATCAATACTATCAATTGAAGTTTTAATTTCCATATCTTTATTAAGATGGAGTTTTTCTAATATATATGTATTAATATTAATCATTTTATTTATTATAAGTATCTATAATTTTATTTACTCTTTCTTGAAATTCTTTACTTATTATAAAACCTCTTTTCTTTGATTTATAAAATATTTTAATAAATAATTCTAATAATTGTTTATAAACATTACCCTTTGTTTTAATTTCTTTTTTTAATTCAGGAATAACTCTATCTATTTGTATTGAATAAGTTTTACTAGTATTTATTCTAATTTTAGCACCAAGATTCATAAGTTTATTATAAGTCTTAGTATTACTCATTATATTAAAGAAAGCTAATTGTAATTTTTCTAACCATGATCCATCAGATCTCCATGAAATATTTTCAATATTATCTAAAAATGTATTATAAATACTTTCATAAGTTTTTGCATTCTTTTCTCTTTCAGCAGCATTTTCATTGTCTCTATCTTTCATTGATTGACGATATGTTGGATCAACTATTTTATATTCAACTATTTTATCTTTTACATCAAAGAAAAATACTATACCTTCAATATAATCATCAGCCGCGCTTATAAGTTTTTCTGGAAAATTCTTATATGTACTGAACATTGAATGTACCCAATCAATAAAGTCTTTCTTTTCAGGAACAAGACCAGTTGAAAGAATATTAACAATATTATCAATTTGTTCAACAGATAATTTACCTTCCCAAAGAGTAGGCATTACATCTGTTTCTAATTCATCTGCTATTTCTTTAATCTTATCAGCGCTTTGAATAAAATCTCCATTCTTATCAATGATTGCTGTAAGAAGAAGTAAATTGTCAATTACTTCAAATGTTAAGAATTTATATTTCTTAAATACATCAACTCTTTTTTCAATATGAGCAATTGCATCATTTACTGGTTTTGAAAATAATCTTGTATAATCATCAATTTCTGGTCCTATATGAGTTTCATCACCACTTCTTCCATGATATTCTAATGAATCAGTATCTTCATTATATACTACTTGAAATGGTTTACCATCAACTTTTAAATTTATCTTAATACCAGTAAGATCTAAAAGTTTCTCACATACTTCTGGTTTTTTCTTATATATATCAATAAAATGTTCCATAATTTATCTTTTTTATTTATTAAAAATCTCCTTCTTGCGCTGGTTCTAAATGTCCAATATAAAATGGTATATGTTGTGTATTTCTACTATTTTCAATATCTAATTCATTAAAATAATTATAAATTTCACCAAAAATATTATGAAGTTTTTCAGTTAATTTTTCATTTTCTCCCTTCCAAACTAACTCACCATATGAATCTTTTTTTCTACATTTTCTAAATTCTGGTTCCATTAAATTTCTTATATATAAACAAAAATTTTCTATTTCTGGACTAGAAAATTTATATTCAATATCTTTACTAGTACGAATAGATTTATTTGATACTTTTATATTTTTATCTAATTTTAATTTTTCAAGTAATGTTTTCATATTTATATATTATTAATTTAATCTTATAATAATCTGTCCTTTTATTGATAATTCTTTTGTAAGGAAATCCCCAACATTTAATTTTTTTACATTTATAATATCTTTTTTATTTAATGTAGTAATTTTTTTGAGATCTGATTCTTCAACCATTATTGCTGAAATATTACCTTTACCCTCAAATTCAGCTGTATATGCATGAAGATAACATTTACTATTTCCAGAATATTGAATTAAATTTTCATCTGTAAAAACATTAAATGCACTTTCATTTATTAAATATGTTTTAATATCTTTCATAATTATATTATATATATTTTTAATCTTTTACTTTACCATAACTTCCATCATCTTTATAATAAGTACATGGAAAATCTTCTGCTTTTACAGGAACTTCACATTTAGGATCATTTATATATTCCATATAAAATCTCTTTTCAGTTCTTTCAAGGACTTCTTTACCCCAAGGCCATAAGTCTGAATGGATTGCTTTCCAAAGTCCTTCTACAGTATTAAATATCTTAGGATCAATATCATTAGTATCGAATATAAATCTCATTACATTCATAGGATCATTAGAAACAAGTTCTTTAAATTCTTGTTTAGCAGTACTTACATATTGACCTTTCTTTCCAACATGATTAGCAAGATATTTGAATACACCTTCTTGATTAAATGTATATCTCCACTTTTTCTTTACATCTCCATTGTCAAAATATTCATTCTTTGCATCTTTTACAGGAATACTTGATACAATATGTTGAATAAGATATACTTTAGGAGCAGCTTTATATTTACTTTCTCCTTTCTTAAAATCAGGACTTGAGAATCTCCATTTAGCCCAATCAATATTATCTGTAAACATAAAATCAACTTGAGCAACACCCTTCTTTCCTTCTTTATCCCATTCATATCCAATAGATACAATTTTAGGAGTAGTAAATGGATTTAATTCTGACTCAGGAAATACTTCCTTAATCATATTCATAAGTTCTTCTCTATTATCTAAATCAATAGCGATATCAATATCACCATTAAAATCATCATCTTTCTTTTTACCAATACTTCCAAGAGGAGCCATTTTTACACTACTTTTCCAAGCATGTACTTTATCTTCTATTTCTTTATAAATAAGAGGAGTTATATATGCAGGAATTGGTTGAGAAGAAACTGCATGTCCACTCTCAAGAATTGTATGTATATATTCAACTATAGTTTTCATTTTATATATTCTATTGATTTATTTTTTATATATTCTATTGCTTTATTTAATAATTCAGTAAATTCATCTACTAATGATTTATCAGTTTTCATTTTAAACTGCCAATCTTCAAGATATGACTTCTTAATAGCTTCCATCATTTCTTTACTTCTTCTTGGATATTTATCAGATACAAGATAATCAAGAAGTGATTCAAAACTATTACAATCACTTTGTTCTGATTCTTTACCAAGAATTAAATCAAGTATCTTTCTTACATTAGTAGTAACTTTTTCTTTTGAAACTGTTTTAGCTGAAGCAAGTGGTTTTGTTTTACCTTCAAATGATTTTTTAACTATCAATAATCCTTCTGATTGTGATAATTGATATTTATAAAATTCTTTAACTTGTCCAGAATATTTACCATCAAATTCATCAGTAAATTTAACTTCTTCTTTTCCTTTAACTGGAGTATTTGATACAACAGCCATTAAAAGATTAGACTGATACATTCCTTTATATTTTGATTCTCCTTTAGTAAAGTCAGGTGAATTATATGCGAATTTAGCAAACTCAACATCATTTACAAACATAAAATCAACTTGAACAATCTTTTCTGTTCCATCTTCATCATATTTATACCCAATATTAAATACATGAAGACCTTCATTTATATTTCCAATTTCACTTCCAAATTGTTTCTTTACAAAATCAATAACTTTATCTTTATCTTCCCAAGGTAATTCAAGAGCAATATCAATATCTCCTGAAGTCTGTTCTTTAGATTTCTTACCTGTTGAACCAAGTGCTGAAGCTTTACATTTAAATTCTTTAGTAATAGAATTAATAATTTCATCAGCAACAACTTTAGCAAGATCACCACGAATTGGTGATGCATTTTCAACAGAATGTCCACCTTCAACTATTAAAGATTCTTTTATATATTCACTTATTGGTTTTATAATTTTACTTTCTATATAATTAACTATTTTACTTTCTTTAATAGATGATATTTGTTTTTTAAATTCAGAATATAAATTATGTGCTTCTTTAGGCATTAATTCTTTAAATTTATTTTCATCATCATTTTTTATAGCTTCTCTAACTTCTGTTGCTGAACCATATCTTTTTGTAATATAAAATTCTGGTTCATCTATTCCAAGTTCATCTTTAATAGATTTACCTTTCATTAATTTTTTATATCCATCAATTCTATCTTCACCAGCAAGCCAAAGAACTGGTTCATATCCATTTTCAATACATACTCTACATATAGTCATTGGCATTGGTCTTCTTATCCAATTAATTCCTTCAATATATTCATATTTATCAACAAGTCTTTCTAATTCTTTCTTAGTTAATTCATCATCAAATGGTTTTCTTGAATCAAACTTTTCATTATGGATATACATAATATAAACTGGAAGACCATTCTTTTTGAATGCATCTTCACAAGCTTTCAAGTGACCATTATGAAATGGTTGAAAACGACCTGGGAATATGTTAACTTTTTTAAGTTCTGACATAAGTTATTTAATATCTTTTGAATATAATTTTATAGAAGGAGCAACTTGTCTATAATCATTTGTTGACATTCCAACTGATTTATATGATATTTTATAATTTTTAAATTCATTATTAATTTTTTCAAAATCATTAAATAATTCTCCTTTATTATCACCAATACAAACATATTTACCATCAAAAGTACCATTATAACCATTTCTACCAAAGATTACTAAATAATTCCATTTATGATGTAAATGATAAAAAAATGTATGTATAACTAATAAATTGCTTCTAAATTGTTTTACATTTACTTTATTATTTTCAAAAGGAGAATGTTCATTCATAAATTTAATTAATTTATCTTTATGACTATTAATTTCATCTTTAGATAAATCTTGAGATTCTTTTATTTGTTTAATTAATGAATTACATAATAAAGTATTTAAAATTTCTCCACTTATATTATGATTTAATAATTTTGAAAAATAATTTTCAAAATCATTTTCTTTACTTAAAAAATTATATTTTTCTAATCCTTTTCCAGTAACATCATTATAAAAATCACTATCATTAATAAATTTATCTAAATCATCATCTGAAACAGGTAATCTTATTAATGATGATTGATTTTTTTGAACATCAGATATATTATCTGAATTTAATAATTCAATTAATTCATCATTAAATTCTTTATAAACAATCTTAGAATAATCTGTTGTACTTTGACCTTTTAAAACACCTCCATCTGTTTTAAATTCATATTCAATATTTCCAGCCTTTACATCTGATTTTCCATCTAATTTAATATCCTTTAAAAATAAAGTACATAATATTTCAAATTTACCAATTTGAGTACCTGATTTTTTATCATATTCAGCAATTTTTAATAATGACTCTTTTGATAAATTTTTATTTTTTGATATAATTAAATCAAAAATATTGTTGTTATGTATAAATTCTTCATTAGAGAATTTACTTTTATCATCATTTGATAAAATTATATTTAAAAAATTAGTTGATTCTGTTGAATTAAATTTTGATATTATATTTAATATACCATCTTTTGAACCAAATAATCCTAATTGTTTAAAAACTTTATCAATATCTTCTTCTTTATAATTTATTGAATTAATTATATTTATAATTCTATGTAAAGTTTTTTCATCAAGAGAATCTAAAGAATTTATTATAATATCTTTTAATTCTTTTAAACCTGATTCTTGTATATATTGGATAAATCTTTTCATATCTTTAATCTTTCTATGATTGAATAACCTTCAATTATTAATTCTTTTTTTATTTAAATATTATATTCTAATCTTTCTTTAAAAATACTTTTATTATTTCTTTATTATTTGATTTTGTTACAAGTACAAAAAATTTTTCATCATAATAAAAATCTCTACCACTAGATTTAGGTGTTTCTTCTATAGATTCAACTTTATTTGCTTTTACTGATTTTAAAGTTCCTGTTAACAAATCATCTTTACAATCTATGAATAATTTAATTGTGTCTTCATACATACCCATATCCCACAATTCTTCTTTATTACCATATCCTGTAAATTTTTCAACATTATTTTCTTTTACCCAATCTTCTATAACTTGTTTTGTTATTTTACCTATTTCAGTGCCATCAATAACTTCTGAATCACACATTAAATATATTTTTTTAATATTATTATCTAATATCTGATTATTAGTTTTAATATCTTTATTAAGATGTAATTTTTCAATTATATATAAGTTTAATTCTTTCATATTAATCTTTCCATGCTTGAATAACTTTTAAATTATCTAATTGAAGTCCTCTTGCATATTGAATATTTTTTGTATCATCATCAACAAAAATTACTTTGTCATATTTATCACAAAGTTCTTTAAGAACATTTGCTTTCTTTTCAGCATCACTTTTTCCAGGATAATCTTTAAATTCATCATTTATAGCATGTGAAAGTGTTTCTTTAAATATATCTTCAAGTTCTTTAAGATTACCATCATCATCTTTATATCTTAAAAAATCACGTAAAGCTTTTTTAACTGCTTCTTCACATCCTCTTGCAGTTAAGAAACAAAAATCATAACCAGCTTTAATATATGAATCCATTATTTTAAGGTTTTTAATAAGAGGTGTTCCTTCAATAATTGAATTATATACTTTTAAATCATTTCTAAAATCTCTGAAATCAAACCAATCTCTATGATTAGGAACATCAGGGTCTATAGCAAATTCTTCTGTTGTAAGTGCTATTTCTTTATTTGTTTTAGGATCTTTCTTATAAATTTTTATACTATCTGGTTTAACTTTAAGAAGAGTATCATCTATATCAAAAACAATTAAGCCACTTACTGATTTTGGTAGTGGTTTAATTGCTTCATTTATATATTGTAATAAACTTTTCATTTTTATATATAATATAGTTTAATATATATAAAAATAAATTATTTAAGTATCATTAATATCTATTTTATATAGATTTACTACATATTACTCCTGTATATTTTTTATCTTTTATATAATTTTTTATATCAGAAACAATTTGTTTAGTTATCTTTATTTCTTCATTAAGAACAAATCTTAATTCAAGATTCTTATTTATATCATCAAGAAATCTTTGCGTAAATATTTTAATAGTATAATATAGATATTCTGTTCTTATAAAATATCCATTTTCATCTAATATTCTATTATACCAATCAGTTATTTCATAATCCATTTTCCAGATATAATCATCTTTAATATCTAATAACTGTTCAACATTTTCTAATTCTTTTACTCGCATATAAGTTCAACATTAGTAATTTTTGCATCATTCAAGTCATATTTATAACTAGCTACATCAACAGCATCATATTCATCAGATACATTATTGATATAAACTTCACCTTTAGATGAATAACTATTACCAAATAAATAAGAAATTTTATAAGTTGCCATATATTATAATTTTAATTTATTATATATATTAATAATATAGAAAAAGAGATTGATTAAACTCAATCTCTTTTTATTTTTTTATACCATTTTGGTTTTTTAATTTTATCACATCCATAAAACATTTGTGTAAAAGGTCCTTCATGTTTTAAATTATCAAAATTTGTTTTTAAATTCTTGCATCCCCAAAACATATATTGTATGTCAGCATATTTATTAATTTTCCACTGTGATAAATCAATATCTAAATTTTCACAATACATAAACATACTTTTAAAATTAGTACATGAACTTATATCCCAATTTTCTAAACCTTCACCGATAAAGTTTTTACAACCTAAAAACATTGCATACATTTCTTTTACATTAGATACATCCCAAGAAGATAAATCACAGTCAAAATAATCACATTCTCTAAACATTTGTTCCATATTTTTTACATTAGAAACATCCCAAGAAGATACATCTATAGATTCAATTTCAAGATTTTTATATTTCTTAAGATCATAAAATATATCTGACATATCAGTTATTTCACTTGTATCTATACAATTAAGATTAAGATTAGGACCTCTTTCTTTATATAACTGTATGATTATTTCTTTTAATTCACTAGAATTTTTAGGGAAATAATCTTTTTTAATATTTTCCTTTTTTATATGTTCATTATCTAATTTTAATTTCTCATTAATATAATTTATTATTTCTATCATATTAATTTTGTATATATTTCATTATAAATTCTGCTATTTGTTCTCTAATTTTTTGTTGTTTATCTTCTTGTAAAAATTCATCATCATCTGGTTGATATGCTAAATATTCTTTTGAATATTCTTGAGATAAACAATCAGAAAATCTTTTTAATCGTTTTGAATTATTAAGACCATTTAATAATTCTACAATATTATCTTTTGTAAGATGTTTACTTGCTTTAAAAATATCTAAAACAATAGTACACCAAAGTGGAATCTTATCTAATTCCTCATTTATATATTCATTAAAATTTTTCATTTTTCTATTAAAATTAAATGATTATAATCTGTTGTTAAATTTTCCATATATAAACCATATTTATTACCATATAGTCTAATAATATTTGTTTCTTTTAATAAATCTTTACGTCTTTTTAATTTATTACCAACAAAATAATCAACTTTATTTTCATCAATTATTATATCAATATCAATATCTGAGTTGTTTTCTAAATTATAATTTCTATTTACATAATACTTTAATTTCTTATTTCTAATATCATTATTTATTACCCATTCAGTTATATAAGTTGTAAAAATATTTTGAGGTAAATCATCAATTGATGTTGATTTTTTTATTTTATCTAATACTATTTTATTAGTAGTATCATCATTAAAAAATTTAACTATATTAATAACTAAATCATCAATATTTGATAATTTTGTATTTTGATTAAGATGAAGTTTCTCAATTATATATTTATTTATATTTTTCATTAAAATTTTAATCTTTTAAATTTATAAGGATTAATGTCTCCATCATTTAATTTTATAATTAAATCTTGTAAAGAATTAATTTTATTATCAATTTCAAAACATTGTACATCTGAATAATCTTCATCAAAATTATCTAAAAATTCTTTAGCATCATCTTTTTTTATAACATATATATATTGTTGAATTGCTTTAGAATATACTTTATTTAATTTATATTTTTCTTCAAATTCAGCATTTAAAGTTATATAATTCTTTTCAAATAATATGTTTTTAAATATTATACAATATTCATCAATATTATCTGTCTTAATATTTTTGTTAAGATGTAATTTTTCAGTTATATATGTTGTTAATTCTTTCATATTTAAAAATAATATTATGGAGTTATAAGACCATTCATATCTATAATTTTTCTAGCAGTGTCATTAACTAAAAGATTAGAATTAGTTGGGTACATTTGAAGAATTTCACTTACACTGTCTATATAAATATCAAATATTTTAATATTTGTTATATCACCATAAAATGATGACAATACAATTTCTGATTTATTTTCTACAGTTAATTCAATATTATATTTAGATACTGATTTTATAGAATTATCTATATCAAACCAATAATGATGGTTTTGAAGTTTATATAATGGCAAATCAGCATGTATATATTCTGAAGCAGAAAATTCAGAAATATTTAAATCTTTACTATATCTGAAATATACAAAATATGTTTTATTAGGAGTTAAATCTAATGACATATTCTCAACATTTATAAATGTTAATTTACAATTAGTTTGTGTCTGTTTTATTTTAATTTTTAAATGTCCAACTTCTAATAAGGTACCATTATATATTTCTGCTTTAGGTTTTATAATAAATGAAAATGTTCCTTGATCTCCGCAGAATGTTCTTTGATATACAATTTTACCTTTATTAAATCCATTGAATGAATAAATGTCATCACTAATCATAGTTCCTCTAAAATAAAGTAATCCTTGTTTAAAATCAATTGCATCAACAGATACATATTTTCTTGTAGAATCACTTTCAAATACTGGATATAATGTATCTGGATTATATGATGGTGCATCTACTGATTCTTGTCCAGAACCTATATTTTCTTCATCACCAAAAAGGTCTTCATATTTATTCTTTACAAAACTATTAACCATAGCTTCTGTATCTTTAAGATCAACACTATCTTTTTCTTGATATTTAACAAGAGTTACATGAAAGGTTGTAGCATTCCACATAAAAGCATCTTTCTTTTCTTCATATGCTTCATTTACCATCCACATTCTTTTCATCATAGGAATATAAATCAAATCACCTTCAGTTGGTTGAGCATTATTACCAAAAGCTGTTGCAAACATACCCTTTGATATTTCAGTTTCCCAGTCAGTCTGCCAATCAAGCCCCCAGTCATTGAATTCTGGTTTTGATGAAGGCATTTGGTTATCAGCTATTATAATTTTAATCTGTTTAACTGATTCAACATTCATAAGAGCATATTCTTTAAATGTTATATCTTTACTTCCTGCATCAGGAGATAATTTGAAATAATAACAAGGAATACCAATTACACAAGCAACAGTTTCTGTCAATTGTTGTTGAAGAGATATTGCACAATCCATATTTATATAAGGATTATACATATTCTTTGAAGATACTCCACTTGAACAATAACTAAATGTAAATCCACTTTCAATACTTGTTGTATAGTCATAAAAATTAACACCATTTATTATAACTCCATTTACTTGACCATTTACTCTTACTCTTATATAAAAATCATTTTTTAATTCAATAGTATTAGATATAAATGTATCAAAATCCATATAGCAAGACCAGCATAATGAATCTACACTATATGCAAATTTTAATACAGAATTATCATAAGCATTATTACATGAATCAAGTATTTGTATATTACTTAAATCATTGAATGCAAAATTTATATTAACAATTTGTGAAGGAGAACATCCTTCTAAACAAGTATTTTGAAAGTTCATATTTTAACTAAATAATTTTGTAGTGAAATTTCCAAACATCATTTTATCATAAGATGATGTTTCTTTTGATCCTGTCTCTTTTAAAACATAATTTTCTTTTTCTTCTGTAGGTATTGTATTATTTAATGTTTCAGGTATATCAACTTCTTCTCCATCAAATACACTATCAACAAATTCTCTATATTTATTTTCATTATTTGATCCTTTTGCTAAATTCCAACCAATAATACCAGGACATGCTTTACCCATAATATCATAGTGTCTTATAATATGTTCTTTAGGTATATTAAATTCTTTAACTAATAATTTGCATAAATATCTTGTATTTGAAAGTACAGAACTTGTAAATTTAAAGTGAGGATCATTTGGAACCCATTTACCACCAGGTTCAAGTGTTGATGACATTTCAATAGATACAGAATTATCATTATTAGCACCTTTACCAGCAGGTGTACCACTTGCACTCCATGCTTGTACAGCAGTACTTCTCCATTTTGTTATATCTTCTGCAAATTGCAAGATATTATCATCATCAACAGCAAAGTCAGAACTAAATCCTCTTGTATCAAGAGTTTTTACAGTAACCATAGAATTATTCTTACCAGATGTTGTTGATGCTGAATAGTGTAAAATAATATATTGTATAGGACTTTTTCTTCTATACATATTTTCTGTATGATTAATGATTGTAATTCCTTTAGCATTAGGCTTTTCAGCAATAATTGGTAAACTCTTTCCTTTATATGTTTTACTGTCAAATGAATTTTCTAAATTCATCATTGACAAATGACCATAATCAGGAAATATATCAGCTAATGATAAATCATCTACAGGTACACCACAACAAAACTGTGACAATAATTTAGCAATTAATAAAGAGAGAATAAAACCATTTGTTATTTCTTCTTTATACTTACCATTTAATAATTCTGTTTCTGTTTCTTTTTGTACTTTTTCTTCAACTGATTCAAATGATTTAGAATAATCATAAGCTTCAGGTAAAAGATATCCAGCATATAATAAAAGGTGGTCATCATCTTTTGGATCATCTGATTCAACTGGGCGCTGACTATACATTAAATATTCTAATAAAGTCTTTTCATCTAATGGATTTTTTTCACTTTCATTAATCAATAAATATAATATTTCAATCCAAGTACTTAAATCAAGCATATATAATAATCCATACTTACCAGTTTTATATTTAGATTCATTAGTAGGTATAGACTTTACATTATTTGGATTTATTTCAAATGATGCATATTTATTTAATCCTAATTTATTAATAATGTTTAATTTTTGCGGCCATTTATTAATAGCTAATAATCCTTCTTTTCTTGTTGTCCAATTATTTTTACCAACTTCTGTTGGATCAAAATAGTTTGGGTCCCATTTACTTTTAGCATATAACATACCACATATCATATATGCTGATTGAGATGGAAAACCTCTTTTTATTAAAATATCATATAAATCTTTTCCTAAATATAATTCTTCAATACTATGAGGAAAATTAGTTTCATAAACATTAAACTTTAATGAATCTCTTATATTATCTTGAATATATTTAATTAAATCTGGAGGAATAACAAAAAATTGGTCTTCATTATATGTCATTGCTATAGTACCTTCAACTGAAAGATTACTATAATCATATCCCATTACATTTTTTATTATAAAATTCTTAAATTCAATATTATCATTATTATGATTTTGTGGAATAACATTATTGAATTCATCACCAAATTCTGAAAAGTATAGACCTAATAAATTAGAACGAATATTAGATATTGTTTTATAAATTATATCTTCATTTCGTTCTGAAATCCATTGTATTTTAACACTTTCTTTAGGGTCCATAACTATATAAAAATAAAAAATCAGAGTTATTAGCTCTGATTTTAATATAATGTATTTTACATTTTATTATTCTTTGACACTACTTAATAATGTACTTAAAATTTGTGAAGAATGATTAAGTTCACCAATAATCTTAGCTTTAGAAGGATGTTCTTTTTCATCTTTCCAGAATAATGATAATATACCAAGTGGACCATAAAGACCTTCAAGAATTAAGAATGAACCAAAGTTAACTTCAACATATCTTAATTTAGCAGCGAAATAAGGATCATCTTTTTCAACTTCATCAACTGAACCTATCCATGTATTATCTTTCCAGTGTACTGCGCAGAATGAAAGTTTAGCAAGATTTAAATTCTTAAATTCATCTTTAGCATAACTTATTCTATTACTAATTTGTTCATATGACATATCAGCATATACAAATGGAAGACCTGAGAAATTATTTGTACCATTGTGTAATTCAAGAATTGCAGCTCTATCAGCATCAAGTCTTATTATTAAATCTTTTAATTCATTATCTATTAAATGATTTACTTCTAATCTTTTTATTGCTAAATCTGCATGTTTTCTTCTTGATTCTTCTGTTTTACGAGTAATAGCTTCTTCATATTCACTTATTCTTTCTTCTTTGTTATTATTCATATTATCTTTTTGTAAACTCTTTGAAAGCTGATAAAAACCACAAATAACAAAAAACAATGATAATACTACCCATAAACTATTTATACTAAAATTAGCGAAAAATTCTTCTGGATTAGATATAGCTGTTGGATTGGTTAATATAAATACACCAATAAACATAAGGATAATCATCCCAATATTCTTTAAAAAATAACCAAATCCTTTATTAGTTGTTTTTTCTAATTCATTCTTTAATTTTGTTACATCATTAATATTCATTTTAAAAATTAAGCTAATTTAGTATAAAACTTTTCACATAATATACATAAATTTTACTCAACTTTATAATTAAAAATAATATAAAACTAACCAAAAATAAAAAGATGTGTTTAATAAATATTAAACACATCTTTAATAATAAAAATATATAATAATAATTAGTTATAATAAGATTCTTCTGAACTATCTATTTTTGATGTATAAATTAAGAACTTTGTTGACTTTTCATCAAACTCAATCTTTGTACAAACATATTTAACATCTGACTGTATAGGAATAATTTTATTAATTTCAATGCTTGGTCCACCTATAGGATCAACCATATAAATTTCTCCTTCATTTTTGTAAATCTGTTGTATTGGATATTGTGTACATAATTTATATACATTATTCCATTGATGTTCTTCTGAATATTCATAAATTAATCTTAAATAATTATTGACATCATCTCTTGTCTGTAATGTCAACATCATATTATTGAATTCAATATTATTATGAAGAATATTCCAGATTTTTTCAAACAACTCATCATATGTACCATTATTTGTAATGATATAATCCCATCTATCTTCTTCATCAAGATCATGCTCAGCAACATTATCAAGTTGTTGTACATCATCTCTTACAATTGAAATAGTTATACCATTGTTTTTATGAATATAATTTATTTCATGATTAAATCTTATATCAGTTAAAAGAACATATTTAAGATTATTATTTATATTCTGTTGATTTTTAATAAGATTTCTAACAATGTTTACAAATACATTTTTATTTAAATCTTGTTGAAGTACATATGTTCCGACATAAACAAGAATTTCACGTAAACTCATCCAATATTTATCTTCAGATGCTTTATATGCAGAAATATTATTATAATATTCTTCAGAAGTTACGATATAATTATCAAGAGGTTTTATTTCTGTATATTTAAAATCTTTATTTATACATACCCAACCAGTAGATTTATTTTGATAAAATCTATTTACTGGTATACCAAAAATATTTGAACAAATAATTTTTAATTGATCTGCAAAAGCAACACAATATACTGGTTTATTATCATTTAAATTTTCATTAGGATTAAATGTTGCAGATATTGTAGGAGAAGTATATACTGATTTATAATATTGTTTACATTCTTCTAAATTATTCCAATTAAAATTTAATATTGTTTTAATCATTTTTGCTACAGTATCTTTACCACTTCCGGCAAATCCATTAAGACCTATATATAACAAATTTGACATTTCTATTACTATATATTTTTATTATATAATATAGAAATGTCAATATAATATATTCAATTTAAACTACTTTGGTTGATCTTTTTGCTCTGCTGTTTTAGTTTTTAATTTCTTATTACCTTCATTAGCTGATGGTAATGTACTTGCCCACATTGTAGCAAATTGATTAGCAGTATAAAGTATATTAGCATAATTATTATTTCCACCAGAATTCATAATCATATTTATTGGTTTACCATCATCATCTGTATAATTATTACCACTTTCATCTTTATTTATTTCTAAGTTACTAATCATAGAAGGATATTCAGATGATGCAAGAGGAACACCAAGACCAACACGACCCATAGTATACATCTTACCAATTTCCATCATATCTCTTGCTTTACCATGTTTAAGATTAACAGTAACTTTAACTCCTGTTGGGAAATCATCAAGACCAAGAGGACCATATTGTTGAATTGTACTACCATCAATAATTAAATTACCTATACTCATTATAGGATTTCTTGGATTACCTATTGTTAAATGCCAAAGTCCTACAGGATCACCTGTAAGAACAGAATCTGTTGCATAAATAGCTGGACGACCAAGTTTATTTTTCACCATATTTTTTAATATGTTACCAACACCTAATTTTGTTGCACCATCTCCTAATTTCTTTAAAAATGCTTGTGGATCATTTAACCATTCACCAAGAGTATTCATTGCTGAAGTACCTATATTTTCTATTTTTGACCAAGCATCAGCAAACCAATTACCAATATCTAATTCACCTGAACATAATTTAGTAAATGTATCTGTTAATTTATCCCAAGTATTATCTATCATAGCATTAGCTGTTCTCCATGCTTTTTTATTTGATGGAGCACCTATCCACCATACTCTACCACCCCAGAAATTACCCTTACGATATGTAACATGTTGAATATTATTTATTAAATCTAAAAAAGCTGTTCTAGGATTTATATTTTCATATGCTCTTAATTCATAGTCAAATGTTAATGAAAATTCTTGACTAAATGTTAATTCACCTTCATATAAATGAGTATCTCTTGTTGTTCCTTTAGGTTCATAAATTCTATTATTATCATATCTTGTATAAAGAGCTGTATAATTATCACCTACACCAACAGTATTAGCTCCTGTCAATGCTTTACCAAAAAGTTCGGCAGATGAAGGAGGATTTTGATCAAATACCATTCCTAATAATTTATTTTGATTACCCCAAGCTTTTGCAATACCACTTCTATATTTTGGATTTGCTAAATTAATTGCAGCTCCAAGAATACCCCTAAATTCATTATCTTCTCTACTAGTTGTATCATTATCAATAAATTTACCTTTTCTTTCAACAAATGAATCTTTATAATTATATTTTAATATATCTTCAAGTTTATTTGTATCATCCATCCAAGTAACAAGACGTCCAATATCACCAGAAATATCTGGTCCACCAATTTCTTTCTGATCAATACTCCATATATCATCTCCAATAGGAATAGGAAATCTTCTTAATGTTAATAAACGGTTATTAGAATATTTACCTAAATTTTTACAATACATAAAATCAGAATATTTAAATATTCCTCTACCTAATTTACCTTCATCAGATAATTTTACTAATGTTTTTATAGAGCAATCACTTAAATCAGTATCATAATCATTTGCTCCATATTGTTTACCTTTATAATTATGTCTAGTATCACCATTAAGTATAGGAGTATTACCATCCATGCCTATTATATCAATACCATAAAGTGGATTAAATAATGATGGAACAACAGGAAGTTTGAATATAATACCATCTACTATATCATTTTGATTTTCATCTTGACCAGTGATACCATATTCACCTGTAATATATGCAGGATTTTTATAAACAAAATGATAATTTTTTGTAGCAGTATTTAATACTTCTTCAGATAATTTAAATGGATTTTCATAAATAAAATTATCCTTTTGATTATAATTACCAACTTGTTGTAACTCTGTAGAATTAATTTCATTAGTAAATGTTATTTTACCAATGTTTTCTTTATAATATGATGAATATGGATTTCTATTTAAATGATCTTCTTGAAGTTTCTTATTTGCATTTTGAGTTTCTCTTGCAGAATTCCAACCTTCTTTAAAAGCACCACCTATACTACTAAATACTCCCATTTGTTAAAATATATATTAATATATATAAAAATAAAAAAGACTAATAAAATATTAGTCTTTATAAATTATATATTTAATATATTTTACTTTAACATCATAAGATGTTCATCATGACGACGTTTAATATGTCCTGGAGATGAAATTTTAGATTCTTTAACACCAGCTATTGTAAAATTAAAATCAGCTTCATTCATTACACCATTTTTAACTCTACATTTAAGAAGTCTCTTATAAAATGTTGAGGTCTTAACACCTCTTTCTCCACAATTATAAACTAGTGAATAAAGACCATCAATAAATCCCTGAGAGAATTCATATTCATAAGGAAGAGCCTCAATAAGTCGTTTTACACTTCCTTTAAATTTATTAATGTCTTTTTTAAAATATTCATCAGCTTCTTTTTCAGTGATTGTCATACCTTCATAAACATCACTCCCATGATGACCATAACCAATACTCCAACCATTTGCATCTTTATATGCTGTTAAAGAACAAGATTCATATTTTTTAATATGATTAATTCCTTGTTTAGAAATATTATAAGTATTTGCAAAAGCACTAATACTAAATACAATAAAAAATAAAAGATTAATAATTTTTTTCATATTTTATTATTCAAAAATTTTCCACATCGTATATTTTAAATCGATATTATGAATATACTCAGTAAATTCTTTATCATAAATAGGATAACTATCATTAGAAAGATATAAAGAATGAATGAAAATGCAATCAAAATTCATTTCTATTTCATCAATAATTGAATTAACCATATCAATGTTGTTTCTTTTCCAGAAGAAATACATTGCATTAATTTCATTATTGAATTCATTCAGAAATTTTATACCAGTTTTCATAATGTTGTTTATTAAATTACATTAATAATATAGAAATAAAATAAAAAAATTCAAAGATTTTATTTCTTTGAATTTTAATTTATTAATATACTCCTTTAAAATAATATATATTTAATTTACCAGGTTTTTTAACTAATAAATTATTTGATGGATATTTTTGTCCTAAGGAACTTTCATCGGAATATATTTCTATACCATTTTTATTATATAATTCTTTAAATCTTTTTTTATCTTGTTTATATAATCTAATAGCATCTTCATCTTCAATAACACTTAATGATACTCCATCTGGTAAATTAGCATGTTCTGCACAAAATGTCATAATATCTTTTTTAATTTTAAATGTTTTAATCCATGTTTCTAATACATCAGCAATATCATAATTATCTTTAAAATTCAATATATATAACATTAAATCAACAAATTTATTTTCATGTAATTTAAATTTAGTAGTAAATTGTTCTGGATCTTTTACTTTTGTTTCTTTATTAAGATGAAGTTTTTCTAATATATATTGACTTAAATTATTCATATTATTCAAATATTTCTTTAATTATATTTATTAATTTATTCCATGCTTGAGTAGTAAATCTAGATTTATTAATTGCTTCATTAAAATCATCTTTATAATATTTAAATTCTTTAATACCATTTAAAACTTTTGTTAAAACATCATCAGTTAATTCATATATAGGATGATTACCATATAAACCACCACTTTTATATTTTTCTGATTTATATTCTAATTCATACTTATAATATGAAGCTACACTAAATGATTTTTTACCATTACTATAAAATAATCTAATATATATTAAAACTTTATCAGATGGTAAATTACCCATATTATTTTTAGCTGGTTTAGTAATATCAAATTTTAAATCAATATGAGAAGTATTATTTGGATTTTTAAAATAAAGATAATAATTACAATATTTATATCCATTATCATTAATTGAAGAAGAAGTTTCTTTTTCAAAATTATCACTATTATCTTTATATCCTATATCTGAAAATGCTTTATCTAATTCTTTTATTATATAATCAAAATCATTTATATTTTCTATTTCTGTATCTTTATTAAGATGAAGTTTTTCTATTATATATTGTTTAAGACTTTCCATTTTTTAACCAATCCAATAGTTTTTTAAGCCATTCTTCAAGAGTAATATTATCTCTTTTTAATCCTATTTGTTTTTCAATTCTAAACTTACCATAAGGACATTCCCATTCTAACACAGGTTTTTGTAATATTTCTTCAATTAAATTAATTGCATCTTCCTTTAATATTACATATCCCCAACTAATATTTTTTTTAATATTATCTTCCCATTCAGATGAAGCAAAGATATATTTATATTTATCATTTAATGTATGATTTAATACAGTAAATTCTTCTGAATGATTATGTAATTTAATTATATTTTTATCATAATCAGAAATTTCATAATAATAAAAAGATATATAATTAGGATTATTAGAAAGAGCACTATGTGAAATTAGCAATACTGGTTCTTCTTCTAATAAATTAACTTTAGTATCTTTATTAAGATGAAGTTTCTCTATTATATAATTATTTATTTGCTTCATATGATTTTATTTTGAAGTATTAATTTATACTCTCTTTCAACATTTTCTTTAGAATCAGATGAATGCATTGCATTTCTCATTTCATCTATTCCCCATTCTTTACGGACTTTATTCTTAATAGTTTTTAAATCTTTAATTGGATCTTTACAATCCTTTCTTAACATATATGATATAGAATCTCCAGAAGCCATATAAGTACATAATTCATTATAAAATGGTTTATCTTTTAAACCAATATAAAGTTCTTTTGCTTCATCAATTGATAAAGTTCTTTTAACTTTTTGGACAATTTGCCAATTTTTATTTTTTAATAGATTATCAAAATCATATTCATGATCTAAAAAATCTGGTTTAAGAATTGCAAAACCATTTACTTCTGATAAAGATTCTTTTATATATTGAACTATTGTTTTCATATTATTTATTATAACTCAATTGGAGTAATATATTTATTTTCTTCATCTGTTTTTAATAAATTAAGATTTTCTGGTTCTTCTTCTCCTCTAACAATATAATCATAACATATATTATATCCATCATTAGTCAATGCATATATATAATATATTCCTCTTGATCCAGAATTAAGAGCATGTATTTCAAGATGTCCACCTTTAATTAATACATTATATCCTAAATCTTTACCAGTAATAATTTTATCAGTAATTTTATCTAAATCATCACTAAAATTATAAATAACATCATCAGTAATATCTTTTTTAATAGAACCTAATGAATCAAATTGAAATGCAATAAATCCTGTATAGTTTTTATTTATTGTATCAAGTTCAGATTTACAATCATCCCAAAATATATCTCTATCTCCTTCTTCTTCAACATCTGCATCGTCATCATAAAGATATACTTCATCATTAGGAGATATATTATCAATATTAAATTGATGATGTATATCTTTATTAAGATGAAGTTTTTCTATTATATATTGACTTAAATTATTCATGATACCATTTTGGTGGATTTTTTTGTAAAGGACATTTATTAAACATAAATTCCATATTTTTAACATTACTTACATCCCATTTAGATATATCTACATTAAATGGAGAATATATAAACATTTCACCCATATTTTTAACATTACTTACATCCCATTTAGATATATCTCTATTAAATTTAGAACTAGAAAACATTCTATTCATATTAGTAACATTACTTACATCCCATTTAGATATATCTCCATTGAATTCTGATTTTCTAAACATATCATTCATATCAGTAACATTACTTACATTCCATTTACTTATATCTTCATTAAATTTAGAATCAGCAAACATATAAATCATATTAGTAACATTACTTACATTCCATTTACTTATATCTCCATTAAATTTAGAAGTATAAAACATCATAGACATATCAGTAACATTACTTACATTCCATGATGATATATCTCCATTGAATTTTGAATCTCTAAACATACTTTCCATATTAGTAACATTACTTACATCCCATTCACCTATATTTCCATTAAATTTAGATTTATAGAACATATAAGACATATCTTTAACATTACTTACATCAATATCATTTAAATCAGCATTATTTCCTCTTTTTTCAATAAGTTTTTCTATTAAAGATTTAAGCTCATCCTTATCTTTAGGATGATAATTATATAATGTTTTTATATTCTTATTTAAATGAAGTTTTTCTATTATATATGTTTTAAATTCTTTCATTTTTAATCAAAATATTCGTCTTCTTTCATCCAATTATAAAGATTCTTAAGTTGAGTATCACTAAAATAATTCCAAATAAGCTGAAGAATATCTTCTTGATCCATATCTTTCCAAACAGAAAGAATTTTATCATATGCTTTATTTCCTTCAGATCCAACCCATCCTTCATTAACTGTTAAAATATCTTTTAAGTTTTTCATATTATATTTAATCTTTATATTTATCTAATTCATTAGAAAATTTATTTAAAACATTTATGAAATCTTTTATTTCTTTATCATTTCTAGTTTTACGTAATTCATCAGTAATTCCAAAAATTAATTCATGTAGTACTTCTGGTAAAAGTTCTAATCTATGTTTTACTAATAAATTACCAATATGTTCAAAATCATCTAAAGATTGTGATTTTTCAATATATTCTTTTAAGGCTGCATCTCTTTCATATTGTTTAAATTCAACAATATAATTTTTTATATCTTTCATAATTATTTATTAAATTTATTTAATGCTTCATAAAAATCAGACCACCAATCTTTGAATGATATAGCATTTTCATTTGTTATATATTTAGAAAATACTTCTTCAGCATATTTCTTTAATTCAGATTCTGATTTTAATTCTTCACTTTTAGCAGTTACATCAGCTTGAAGAGATGTAAATTGTTTTTGAAGTTTTATAAAATCAAATAAACCTTCATTAAGATATTCTTTTAAGTTTTTCATAATATATATTATTAAATTTTTATCTTCCTTGACCACGATATGGTTTTACATAATGTTTTGAATTCTTATTTTTTGAACTCTTACATTTTGAATGAACACCAGGACGGCGTTTCTTACTTATCTCATGTCCTTTAGACACACTTTGTACTTGTACTTGTACTCTTGCCATTTCTATATATCCGTATTTTTATAAATAAAAATAAAAATTATTTTGTGTCAATTCTAAATTTAGCTTTCTTTGTATGGACATGAGTTATATAATCATCTACAGAATATTGTATACTTACTGAATAATATCCAGGTTCATATTTATTAAATTTATTAGATATTGATAATATACATAATTCAGTATTAGATGTAATTGTATCAACATTATCTGATTTAAGTGATAATGGAGTTATTATCCATTTACTACCATTAGATAATTTAAATGAAAGTTTATCATTGTTTTTAAGGCTTGCTACAATAATATCATTATCTTTAAAATGATTTATACCATTTGATGGATTATATATAAATCTATTAATTAAAAGTTTTCTATCACTTCTTTGATAACTTAATTTATATTCTCCAATAGTTATTTCTTTTGATTTATTACCAAATTTGAATGTTTTATCTTTTTTAGTTATATAATCAATTGGATCTTTAGATATAAGAATACCATACCAATATTTATAATCATGCATTATATATAAATCATATTTATGATTATTTATTGTTATCAATGATTCATCAAATTTATAACTACCATCTTCATTAAAGAAATTTGAATATAATTCTACATTATTATTTAAATCAATACACATAGGAATATCATCCCAAGAAATACATTCTATTTCATTTCCATTAGGAAGATATTCTATTTGATTACCATAATTATCAGTAAGTTTTAATAAATGACATGCATTTAAATATTCTTTATTTAAAAACTTAATAGTTTCTGTATAATTAGAATTTATATAATTATTTATATTTCCTGATAAGTTTACTAATTCTTCACAGAAGTCCATATTATTTACATTTACTAAATTAGGAAGATACATAAATGAATTAAAATTAATTGTATTTCCTTCAATAGAACTTATCTGTCTAAAGTTTTTATCATATTTATATGAAAGAGTACCTAATTCAATATTAAAATCAGGCATCTTTACTAAGAAAGAATAACTATATAAAGTACCATTAACAATTAAATCAATTCTAAATTTATTGTTTAACCAATAAATAGAATCAAATTTATCATTATTATATTCATTAATTTTCTTTGGATATAATATTAAACTTTGATATTTTCTATCATCAGTCTGTATAAATTTAAATGATGATTTATATAATTGTATTAAATTATTTTCAAGATCTTCATTGTCTTTATCTAAATATCTGCTGAAAATAAGATTTACATCATAGTATATATTTTGATTAAATGTTATAGGTATTCTTATACATGTATCATTTATTTCATAATATATATTCTCATCATTAGTTACATATTCAGTAGTATAATGAGAAAATTCATTAAAGTTAGTATCTATAAATAATCTATTTGAATCAGAATAATCTTCATCAACATTTTTCTTATAATATCTATTAAAATATATTATATTATAATTATTTTCATTGAATATTACATCTTCTGTAAATATATTATTTTCATCAGTAAAATTATTTGAAATATAAATAGGTGTAGCAGTAATACCATGAGATACTTTATTAATCAATTTTATATTATTACTAAATACTTGATGAGATAAATATGCATTATGTATTTTTACATGAAGAGGTAAAAAGTATTTTTCATAATAATATTTAAGGGCTGCAAGTTTAAGTCCTAAATCATTAAATGTAAAATTAAAATATCCTTTATAGAATATATCTTCTTCTTCATCATATCTATTTTCATTTAATTCATAGAATTTATTTATTACTTTAGGATTACCTTCTCCCCAGAAGAATTCATTTAAATTTTGTTTTTCATTATCTAATGTTTCTGTTAATTTAAAATCTAATGAAAGAAGAGAAGTTTCATTAAATAATTGATATGAATATAATTTATCATTTAAAATATCAAAGAAATCCTTAACATATTGTCTTTGTATTCTATTATCATTTTTAAATAATTTAGAAATAGTAAGTTTATCTCCCCATTCAAACCATTTAAGACTGTTTATTATACTTCTATAGTTACCTAATTCTCCTTTAATTTTCATAAAGTTAATTAAGTATTCTTTTAATTTCTGATAATATATTTGTTCATCAGCTATATCAATATTATAATTTGATGAATATATTGCTTGAATTATTTCTTTTGGAAGAGAAACTCCCATATTTTGACCATTTATAATAAGTTCTTCTTGTTCATCAATTACTTCAGCTTTTACAGTTATTGGTGTCCAAAAATCATCAACATTAATTAATATATTATTACTCCATATACCTGGTTCATTTGATTTAATAACAACATAAAATGTTGATATAAGATAATTATTAGATACTATAATATCATAATCATTTTCATCAGATTGTATATCTTGGATTTTCTTAAATAATTCTATATATTTTTCAATAGAGGCAATATTTATTTTACAAAATATTTTATCAGAATCTGTATCTTGTGAATAATTTTGATTGTTTCCTAAATTATCAACATAAAGACTTCCATCTGGTAATATATCATAAATTTCACCAGTATATTCTTGTTTAGTAAGAGGATTTATATAAGTTACTTGTTGTTTATAATAATTATTTGATTCTTGACTAATACATCCTTTAAATCCTATTTCTGAGTCATTATAATATTCTATATTATTATGTTCATTTACTCTTGTTTTTATATTAATATCTTCAACATAATTTAATTCTTGACAACTTAAAATATCTTTTTCATTTAATGATATTTTATCAGTTATTAAGTTATTTGTCAATATTTTATTTTCAATAATATCAGAATCTATTAAATAAAACTTATTTGAATTTTCAATTTTTATATTAATATTAAATCTTTCTTTAGGTAAGTTTGTTTGAGAATTTGTATTTATTCTATTAATGAATCTTATAGGTAAGAAATAATAATTGTCAACAGATAATTTTGAACTATTATCTGATTTAAATGTAAATATATATGGTGTTTCTTCATATTCATAACCAATTGGTTTATCATTATATGAAGGTAATGAAAATATATGTCCAGTTCTATCTATAAAATCCATAATTAACAAAATTATTTATATATAAAAATAAAAGACCACTTTGAATAAAAGTGGTCTCTTTAATATTTATTTTATTTTTTCTATCCTAACTGATCTTGAAGGAGTAATTAATCCATTATCATTATTTCTTTTTTCTATATCACAAAAGAACAATTTATTATCTTTTGTTCTAAAAACTAGATAATTATCTTTACTACTACTATCATTAAGAATTTTTTCTAATGAATCATAAAATATTTTTTGAAATGTATCACCAGATTCATATTTCATATTAGTAGAATCATAATCAATATTAAAATATTTACTCTTAAAATCTCTAATAACATAATATATTTTACCACTTAAATCAGAAGTATCATCTAACCAATTTTCAATACACTCAATCATTTGTTTATTTAAATTATCTATATTTAGACCAAGAGTATTAATTATCTTTTCTGCTTGTTGTGATATTTTTGAAACATCTTTATTTAAGTGAAGCTTTTCTAAAAGTATAGTTTTTAATTCTTTCATTTTAATATATATAATTTTAATACCAACTAATCCATTTAAATCTTTTTATTTTATCTATGTTTTTAAATAACATAATTAATCTAAGATCTATTAATTGAAGAAATGTTACAAGAATAACATTTCCTTTAAATAATATTTTAGGTAATGTCTTATTTAAAATTCCTTCTGATGCATAATCATATTTAGGAAATTTTTCTAAAACATTAAAATTATCATAATTATTTGTTGAAATATTATTCTTTTTATCCATTAAGCAACTTCTTTAAATTTTTCTAATTTACTATCAATATCTTTAAATATTAAATCAAGTTTTTCTTTAGTTTTTAAATAATCTTCTCTTTGGAAACCAAATGAAGAACCTTTTGCATTAGCTAATTTTAATTTAATATATTCTTTATAAACAAGTAATAAACCATCTTTACCACTATAATAACCTTTACCAGGTTTTACACTTGGATTATATCTTCTTTGATCTTGTAATAAATCAATTAAATATCCTACTTCATATTCATATTTAGCATATTTCATAGGATCTTTACTCATTTTAGTGGTAATTTCCATAATTTTATTTATATACTCAGATACTTTTTCAGCCATACCATCATCAGCATCTTTCTGAGCTTTTACTTTAGCAACATATTGTTTATATCTTTCTTTATTGATTTCTAATATTCTTTTATACTCCCATTCTCTTGTTTCTTCATCATTAAAAATATTAAAAGCACCAGATTTATTTATATCTCTTTGTTTTATTTTTTTATCTTCAACAAATTTAGTTAGATCAATAAGATAATATTCATTAGTTAAATAATCAAGTGCTTCACCTGGTTTAATATATTTACCACCAGCAATTGTATAATTTGAATTAAAACTGAAATAACATGGTCCAGACATTAAAGCACCAAGATATTTTATATCAGCATTTTTATCATCATTTAATAAAATAACTAATCCTTTAAAATGATTTGATCTATTAGAACATATTGCTCTTACAAGTTTTAATCCTTCTTCATCATCTTTTTTATATTTTGTAAAATCATCATCAGTTATTTTATCCCAACCAATACCAGATCTTTTACCAAATACAGCTCTAAATGTACTAGTAACATCAGCACTACTATATTTTTCTAATCCTCTTTTTTCATGATTTTTTGTTATTCTATCATTAAATTGTTTACTTATTTCACGAAGAATTGAAGAACTAAAACTTTCATTAATCATTAGTTCTGCATATAAATTATCATTAATATATTCTAATATTGTTTTCATTAACCAAATTTTAATAATCTTTTTATATCACTTTGTCTTATTGATTCATACATTTGTTGTTCATTATAAGTCTCTCCATTTGGAGCCTTTGCTTCTCTATTCCATTGAACAGTATTTTGTTCCCAATAATTTTTAGTTGGGTTATTCAATGATTTAGTTATATTATTTAATTTTTCAAAAATATTAATCATAATTAAAATATTTTATATCTAGGATATTGTGGTATAGTCCAATATTTATAATCCATTATATGTTGTTGACCTTTATATGGTCCAATTTTTATTGATTCTATGATACCATATTCTTTTAATCCACAGAATAATTCTACTTGCTGTCCTGTTTTTCCTGGCCAAACTAATTCTCTTATTTTATCTTTACTAGCTGTTCCATCAAGACTTTTTAAACAAATATAAACCGCATACCAAGGTTTATTTTTTTGAACTCCATTTTCTTTTCTTGTTGATTTTCTATTGTTATAGAATTTTTCAGGAAATTTATTTATATCATCAGCTTCACCAAACCAATAATCTTTTTCAATTACTTTTATATCTTTATTAAGATGAAGCTTTTCAGTTAAAAATATATTAATTGTTTTCATATATTAAATAGTATTTGTATTATAAAAATATCCAACAGCATGATTAGATAATATCCATTCATGTATTTGTTGCATTTCTTCATTTGCCATGTCTCTCCAAACTTGATAATTAAGTGTTACACCACCAGGGAGTTTAAATTCAAATGTACCCATTATAGTAGCCATACTTCTAAGTCCGAGACATACACAATATCTAAAGAAATAATAATTCTTATAAAGGTCTTGTAATTTTATTCTTTGGAATACATCAAGTATTAAATCACTATTTCCAAGAGCACCTTGTATTACAAGTTCATTACTGAATTCATTATAATCATATGTAAGAGGAGAATTAAACATATATTTATATGTATCTACTTCATAAAGAGCTGCCATAACATCTACTAAGTTATAACCAGTTCCAGATCCAAATACATCACTAAGACTACCTCCAACACCTGATGCAAGAGCTGAGTTATTAAGTATCATTCTTTCAAGAGAGAAGTCTCCCATAACACCATAATTAAAACTTGGATTTGTCTTATATACACCTACAACTGATAAAATCTGTGGAGGTAATTTTACTATATTATTAGGACCACATTTATTTATTTGAGCATTTGGTAAACAGAACCATTTATGCTGACAAGCCTGGTCATCATTTTGCCAGAAGTATTGAGCAGCCTGAAGAATAAGTGGTGGAATGGCAGACGCAGGAATAGGAATATTAAGAGCACAACTTTGTGTTAATTCCTGAATAATTCTTTGAATAAATTGATAATCAACTTGGTCTTCTATTTGTTGTTTTCTCTTCAAATAGTCTTCCATAGAGATTTGTTCTTTATTCTGTGTAACTTCATTTATTTGTGTTTGACAATTTTCTGACATAATTAAAATATTTTACTTTATTAAAAATAAAGATTAAGATTTAATAAATTTTATATTGAATAAAGTCAAAATAAAATTCTATTATACTTATAATAAATATGTGTTGTAATGTTAGTGTATGAGTGAAAACTTAAATGAGTTTAAGCAAAAAACACAAGTATTAAGTAAAATTAATAAGGTCTTTAAGAATGAAGAGAAAAAGTCATTAACAGAGATTCTTACTGATTTTCAATATATGAGTGATGATTTTGCTAAGTTAAATGAAGATATTGAAAAAAACAAAATAACATATTCTAATCCAAGATTTGATCTTTGTACCTTAGAAGAACAAAAAAAATTTATAGATAATCAATTACAATTAATTGAAACATTAGTTACTGATAAAATTTGGTTTAATAGTGGTGTTGTTTGGAACTGGTATGATATTTTTGCTTTGATGCATAATAAAGATTATGCTAATGTTCCAAAAGCAGAACGTAAAGTAATATTCTCTACATCTGAACCATCTCGTCCTATTGGTGATCAAGCATATATAATGTGGAATGGTATTCAGATTATAGATATTGATATTAAGAACCAAGAGATTGCTAATGGTCTTAAAAAAATATTATTTGATGAATTAAATCAATATCAATGGTTTTTAGGTGTATCTTTGTCATCATCTAAGAAATCATTACATGTCTGGACAAAAATTATACCTATATCAAGAGATTTAAATTCAAGAAAGGTAGAATTTAGATGTAATTTCAGACATAAGTATTCTTATATTTATATTACATTATTAAAATATTGTTCTAAGTTTGGATATACAAAAGAAGATATTTTGTCATATCTAGATAATGCTATGGCTAAACCTCAACAGGGTATTTATATTGCAAGTGATGATCCATATATGAATACTAATTTTATGGATTTGAGATTAAATGCTACATTTGAGGCAGCTATTGAAACTGGTATTGAATCTATTAATTGGATTACACATCCAGATTTAAGAGAAATTTTTGCTAAACTTGAATGGTTTAATAATGAAAGTTTTTCTAAAGAAGCCAATACTAATTTAGATGATATTGAAAATAAAGATTATCGTTCAGATAAACATTCTGGTCCTATACACTATAAGCATAATCAACGTTGGCAACTTGCAAATACTCTTGTAGCTATTTATAAAGATTTACCAAATGGTGAGGAGAAAGCTTATCAAGTAATGTGCGAAATATGTGCTGAAACGAGTAAAAAAGAATTAAAAGGAGATATCAGAACAGCGGCTTTACATAATAAACCAATTTCAAAATGGGCTGTAAGAGAATTAAATGAACATCATGGTTTTAAATTGAAATTAAAACAAAATGTATCAGAATTCAGTGAAGCTATTGAAAAGACAAATGAAGAATTAAAAAATTCAAGTGTATCTAAAGATCCTATAAGAGTTTTTAATAACAATGTAAATAGAATTGATTTTTTTATATCTAAGGACCAGTATTTAAGTGATATTAAAGATGATATTCTAAAGAATCTTTCTAAGATTACTCTTCTTGAAGCTGGTGCTGGTTATGGTAAGACTGAAATGATTAAAGCATTTAAAGCTAAAACATTACTAATATTACCATTTACTTCTATCATTAAATCTAAGATTGAGCTTGATCAGGTTACATCTGATTGGTTATATTATTATGGAAGTAAAAAACCAACTCTTGATGAACTAGTTCGTCCTGGTCAGTCTATGTCAATGACTATTGATAAATTCAGTCATCTTAATTTGATGGAACTTGATATGGCTGATTTTGAATATATAGTAATTGATGAAAGTCATCTTTTATTTACTAGTTCTTATCGTGATGTTATGTCACCTACAATTCAACGTCTTGCAAATTGTAAGGCTAAAGTAATTATGATGACAGGAACACCAACTGCTGAGGTATTGTTTTTTCCTAAAGTAAACCATATAGTAGTTACAAAAGAAGAATCAAGAATTAAGGAATTTACTACATACTTCTGTAAAAGTAAATATGAGCAGATAGAATGTATGGTTAATTCTATGGTTGAAGATATTAAAAATGGTGTTAAAATTTTATGGCCTACAAATAAGGGTAATACATATTTTGAACAAATAACATCACTTGTACATGATAAAGTTTGTAGATTAGTTCCTGATCATGGTCCATTAAAAACTTTTTATTATAAGAAAAGTAATTATGGTGATGATTCAATGGATAATATTAATAAGAACAAATCAATTGGTGATAATGATATAATTGGATGTACTACATATCTTTCTGTTGGTATTGATATTTGTGATACAAAAAGATTCCATATATATTTCAATGAACCAATGATTTGTCAATATATTGAACAGTATGCTAATAGAATACGTAGAAATGATCTATATATTAAGTTATTCCTTCCTCTTGAAAATGATGGTAATGCTATAGATTGGAATTATGTAAAACCTATTGATTTAAAAATTCAAGAGAATGAAATTATTTATGCTAGAGATCTTGTTAAAACTGCTAATGATATGTTAGAGAGAAACTTAGATGAATCTAAATATAATCCTCTTATATTATCTATGTTAACAGCTAATAAGTTCTTAAAATATGATGAAATTGATTGTAAGTATTATATTGATGAAACTTCATATAAATTACATTTCTTTGAAGACAGATATATTGATTATGGTGAACAATGGAAAGTAATTAAAGAAGGTATGGAATATTATGGATATAATACAAAAGAAATAATTTCTGAAGATGCAATATCTGAAGAAAGAAAGATTGAAATTGATGAAGATTTAAAGAAAATCAGACATAAGAGATGGGATGAATATACTCAAAATGTAAGAATTTTCTTATCACATATTACAGATGAAAATATTGATATATATAAAGAAGTATTAAAAGGTAATTATACAATATTCAAAGATGATGAGTATAAAGAAGAACGTGGAGAAAATAATCTTTATGTTAATAGTATTGAAGTAATTGAAAAGAATATTCAGATAGTATGTTCATTATATAGATTTTATACAATTGATACTATTAAAGAAATTTATGAATTTTGTATAGATAAGAAATCAAATAGATTAAACCACACAAAACTTGAAAGAATTAGAAAATTTGTAAATATTGAATATAACAGAAAGAAAAAGAAACTTGATTTTCCTATTCTGAAATATGTTAAAGAGGCACAAGATTTTGCAAATAAACATCCTCAGACAACTAAAGAAGATATTAATAAATTTAATGCTAATTATGCAGCAAAATATGCTAATTCTATTGAAGGTCTAGTTGTTCAAGATATTAATTATTTTGAAGAGGTATATAAACTTGTAAATGAATTATGGCCAGTAATTATTATTGAGAGTAGACAAAATCGTAAAGGTACTATTTCAATTTCTCCATTTGTATTGAAGTGGGAAAGAAAGGATATTGTCAAGGATATTTATGGTGATAGTAATACTCATGAATTCTTAATACAGACTCTTGAAGATGAGATGGATAAAAAGATTAATGAAGATAAAGAGATAGAAGATTTACCAGAGTTTGAAAAGAAAGGAAAACTAACACTTGATGATATTAAGAAAGAAATTCCAAACATTATTCATAGTCAATTTGAATATGATGTATATTCAGAACTTGATGATTCAAATAATAGATTTATGCGTCGTCAGAAGAATATGAACAATGTTGATATTATGGAGAAAATTAAAAATGAAAATAAATCTAAAGAGGAAGATACTCCAAAAGAAGAAAAGAAGAAAAATTCTGATACTCTTTTTGATGATCTGAATTAAAGATTTATATATACAACACAACATATTTATTAAAAAAATATCTATTTATCATAAAGATTAATAGATATTTTTTATTTTTACATAGAATATATATAGAGTTAATAAAATGGATTCATTAAATTTAATTGGTGATATCAATAATCGTATCAGCTATTTAAGTAATAAAATTGATGTAACATCTAAATCAGCATCAATAGCATTTTCTTATTTATTTCAAAAAATAACAGAAGTTCCAAATTACAAAGAAGATATAAATAATATAAAAACAAATGTTGGTGGTATTGATACACGACTAACATATTGTAGTTATGTAATTACTAATTCATTAGAACCAACAGTAGCATCATTATTAATAGATAATAACAATAGTACTGTTTCTTTGAATAATGCAAATACTCAAATAAATAGTATAAAAAATACATTGAACAAATATAATAATGATATTAGTTCAATGAAATCAGATTTAAATGATATTAAAGAAACTGTAAAAGATTTATCTGAAAAGATTACAAATATTCTTACTTGTCCTGATGGATATATTGTAGTAAGAAAACAATCAACATTTAAAGAAAATTTAAAGAAAATTGGTGATTTCTTTTATAAGATATTCCATTATAGACAAATAAAAAATGAAAAAATACGTATAGAAAAAGAAAAACAAGAAGCTGAATTAAGACGTATTGAAGAAGAAAAACGTCTTGAACAAGAAAGAAAAGAAGCTGAATTAAGACGTAAACAAGAAGAAGAAAAAACAAAACAATTAAATCGTAGTAAAATTAAAGAATTATTAAAGAAATGATAATAATGTTAATAATATCTATAGTTATTTCATTAGTTTGTTTAGGATTATCTGTATATTTATATATTTATAGTAAAAGATTATCTTCATGGGTTTATAATTTACAAAAAACAGTAAATATAATTAATCAACAAATAATACCAGAAATTAAAGAAGAAATAACAAACTTAAAAAATAATCCAGCAGAATTTACAAAAAGATTTTCGCTTGTTGATTTTAAAATTAATAATCTTATTAAAGCAGTTGAAAATTTTAATAATGGTTTTGGTTATAGATCTTCAACAATGTGAAATTACTAACTCTATATTTATATTAAAAAAGGATGATAAATTATTTATCATCCTTTAAATTTGATAATGAGTTAATTTTATATATTAACCTTTGTTCATTGATTACTTTCCATATAGTTTCATTGTCCCAATATTCTAATTTAAAATCTTCTGGAACAATATATGACCATCCTTTTCTAAATGAATTTCTAAATAAATTCTTTTCTAATTCTTTTACTTCTTGCGGATATTTAAAATTATCACTATGTATTGCTTCCCATAAAGTTTCTACAGAATTAAAATGTGATATATCTTTATCTTTAAAGGCATAACCAGCAATTTCTATAGGATCATTAGTAATATATTGTTCTTTATATTTTGATAAATCCTTTTTATATACATATCTGAATAATGCGGTAGGTCTAAAAGAAAATTGTCCGACTTCATCATCATTAAGATTATTGTTCTTTTCTTGACAATGATTCAATATCATATTAGCAAACATAATCTTTGCTCCAACTTTATATTTAGACTCATTTTTTCTATAATCAGGACAATAATATCTGAATTTTGTATAATCCTTGTTCCACATAATCATAAAATCGCATTGGACATACATAGTTTTATCCTGGTTATGATAAGGGTAGTCAATTGATATAATATATAGTGATTCTATTTTAAGCGTCTCTAAAGAGCCGAAAACGCTATTTATAATATTTTCTAATTCTTGTATATTTTTACATTTTATTGCAATATCTATATCTCCATTAAAATCATCATTATTCTTTTTACCAACACTTCCTATTGGTAAATATTCAATATCTGGATATTTATCAATTATTTTATCAATGATTTCTTGTTGTATCTTAGGAGCTATTTTACTAGATATTGGTTGAGTATTATTAAATGCACGATTACTCATTTTAATATTTTATTTTTATATATATTAATATAGAAAAATATTGTAAATAATATGATTAATTTAAATACATATATTTCAGAAAAACTTCATTTAAATAAAAATATAAATATATCTAAAGAGTATTCATTAGATATTCCTGTTGTAAAAGATGGTGATACAAGTGAAATTTCTGATGATACTTGGAAAATAGTAAATATACCTAAGGCAAAATATATAGTATATATTGATAAATATAGAAGACGTCAGTATCATTTTGCTTCATTAGGAGATTTTATAAGTCAATTAATTTATTTCCAAGATGACTATGAAGATTTTAATCCTGATAAAGATATTATTTATTATGGTGATGATTTAGAAGATGTATTTAATTGGTATGTTGATAAATTAGGAATAAGTAAATATTTAGATAAAAATTCTAGATGGGAAGATATAGCTAAAGAAATAAATGATAAAGTAAAAAATACAGAAGATAGTGGAGAATTTTTTGCTAAAGTCTATCTTAAAGAATGGAATGAAGATGATGTTGATGGTTATGCTACAATAACTGATGAAATAGCATCTAATAAAAAAGAATTTAGAGATTGGGTATATAAAGAATTTTCAAGTTAAAAATATAAACGCTGAGTGTTTCACAACAGTCAGCGTTTTTTTGTAAAACAAAACAAACATTATGAAATGCCTATATAGAAATAGACAATTTATATAGAAAAAAGTGTAGATTAATCTACACTTTCAAAAGTATTCTCGATACCTTCATAGGCAGCGATATATGTAAGGAAATGCTCACTCCAACCACTGATCTCAGCAGTCCATACTCCACGATAGTTAATACCACGTGTATGAGCAGATACATCACAAATGTAGTTGTACTTACCAAAGGGCTTTGGTGTTCTCTTATTAACATCATCACAGTCCTGAGAGTCAGAGAAGACAATTACTCTATCAAAACCCTTACCAAACCAAGGCTGGCTTTCGCACCATTCAAGGCACTGACGGGTGAAAATTCCACCACCACCAAGCTTATTATAAAGGTCATTAATCTGAGTCATAAGACCAAATCCCTTTTCTGGATATTCAATTCTTTGACTTGCATGAACTCTAGTCCAGTCATTACCGGCAGTTGCAACGATTTCACATCTCTCACACTGGTTAGCAGCAAGCATAGCCATTGCTTCGGCAACCTGCATACGGTTGAATTCACTCTTTCCAGAGATTCCAGAATGCATACTTCCAGAAATATCTACAATAAATAGAGTCCTTCCAGGAAGCTTAGGAAGATTCTTGTAAGAATTTACCATTGCTTCAGAAATCTGAGACTTAAACTCAGGAGCATAATTTGCTGCCTTAAGGAAGTCAAGAGGAAGAAGCATAGTTCCATTAAGATTCTTAAGACCTTCATCTATAATATACCTGTCAACAGAAGCTTCCTTCATGTTTCGCATATTCATAAGCATAGCCTTTCCACCAAGCTTACCTTCGGTGATAAGTCTCTCCCATGTAGCCTTCTTATCCTTACCAGCAGAAAGTGATACTTCCCAAGTGTCAGGAATTTCAAGAGTACGGTCAGCTACCTTCTTATAAAGGGCTTCCTCATAAGCATTAGTAGGCCTTGGGTGACAAAGGAACATTACATCACGAAGCTTAATTTCAGCATCACGATCATACTTAGCGAGCTTATACTCATTGAAGTTATGGAATGCCTCAGCAAGACCCTTCTTAGCCTTGTTACAAATAGGAGCACCATTTCCATTCTCCTTCCAATAGATTGCTACAAAGTCAGTAAGCATATCTGTACGAGTGATAATTTCAGGAAGAAGCTTATCAACATACTGACGTGTTGCATCATACTTACACATCTCTACAGCAATGAAAAGAGGAGTATGACGAAGCTTCTGAAGAAGACGAGCCTCTCGTGCAAGATTATAAACATCTTCAGCTTTACAAAGTGGAATCAATCTCTTGATTTCATCTGCTACGGATTTACCATCCATATATGCTATATCTTCCCAAAGAAGATTAGCAAGAACAGCACGACGAAGAAGTGCAATATTGCTCTGTACAGCTGCCGCCATACCGTGTCCGCCTGCGAGACGAGCAGTAGAGTCAAACTTAGAAACAGGCTTTACAGTAGGATTAATTTTACTCATAGTTTTGATTGTTTTTATATTTGTTTAACGATGTTTTACAATTTTATTATAGAAATATATATATTATAATTTCAAATTATTTTTTAATTCTTTTTCTAAATTTTTTAAAATATTGATATTTTCAAGAAAATTCCAAAAATATGTATCATCAATATATTTTATTTCTTTTTCAGAAAGTTTTTTATTTCCTAAATATATAATTTCAGTTTGCATTAGATATCAATATAAATTTCATGACCACCAGGTAACATTACATAATGAGCATGTAAAATAGCATGTACTTTTTTCCAAAATAATTCATCAGATTTGTATTCTGAATTAAAATCATTTGTTAATGAATATATTTTTTTATCTCCTGATGTCCATGATATTATATTTATTGGTTCATTACTCATCTTTGATATTTAAGATTTCTCTTAGTTTTCTTTTTATTTTCAGCAATAGTTTCTTTAAGAGCTTTCTTCTTTTGTTGTTTATTAGGAATATTAGGACGAGTCTTTAGAATTTCTCTAAGTTCTTGTTCATTAGCCCAATGGTATGCTATAAGGTGATTATCTCCACCCCAATCAGCTTCTACTTCAATAATTCCTTTATCATACATTTCGGCAAAATCAGGAGACATCATATAATTATCATGATGATAAAATTGATTATGACGCATAAAAGAAACTAACTTTTCAGTAGAAAAACTTTCAAGTTCTTCTTTAGTATAAAGATAGTTCTTTATATTCCCAGTAAATTCATATTTTGTTATAATTTCTATCATAATTACTTAATTTCTTTCCAACCAAAATCATCACAGAAATACATCTTGTCACCAAGAATAACTACATCTGAAACAGAAAGACTATGTCCATGAAAATCTTCAGGATGATTAAGATTGAACTTAGTGAAAAGATTATCAAGAATAGTGATGTCATCAAATTTTTCATCAAGATTTGTTTCTCCTTCATAGACTTGCTTATAGTCCTGGAAATTGAAACCGCCATCATACTTAATCAACCACTCCCATCTTTCAAACATTTTATGAGAATTCTTAACAGATTCTTTAGTGTGGTCAAGCTGATAAATCTTGTAAATCATAATACATCATTTTTAATTACATTATTAATATAGAATAAAAAAGAGGAAATTCAAAATTTCCTCTAAAATATTAATCCTTCTGGAAAAATATTATAATATTTCATTTCTTCTTTAAAATTTGGATATGATTCAAATGATATCTGATCAAATCGTCTATCTAATTTTAAATCAAGAATTTCCTTTTTAGTTGTCTTATAAGATTTAACAACAGGATCTTCTACTATATGATGTCCTGTATGATTGAAATTTGGAAATACTGTAAATACTTTACAATTATTCATTATCATTGAATCATTGTAAATATAATTTCTAAATTCATCAGTACAAGGAACTATAAAAATTGGAGTTAATGATGTATAATATCTATGAGTATATATACCTAATAATTCTGTTGATTGTGTTTCAATTATATCAAATCCTTTTTTAGATAATTCTAATTTATCAATAGATAAAAATTTATCCTTTATATCATCAGTACACATTATAATTAAAGGATATATTCTAGCTTTCTCTTGTGCCTCTTGTATTTTTTTACTAGCTTTAGATATTGCAACACCTATCTTAAATTGTTTAAACTCATTAGATTCTTCCCATTCTGAAGCTAAATCATTACAACATTTACAATGTTTATCATATTCTTCTTCAGTAGTTCTATCACTATTCCATTTACATATTTTACATGGATTCCATTCTCTATTCAGCTTGTTCTGGTACATTGTCTATATTATCAGTTATTTTTAAAGTAAACTCAATTTTATCACTATCATCATTTATAAAACCATTATCATATAATGCAAGATATGTTTTAATGGCTCCATCTATACCTACATACCCTTCAAATTTTACTTCAGGATATAATCCTTCTATTACATCAAGAAGAAAATGAGAATACATATTATCATGTTCTTTATAATCACTTCTCATAAACTCCATTATAAATGAAGAATTATGTTTACCAAGATTAACTACATTATCAACATGTTCATTTGGTCCCCAATGAGAAGATAATATTGTTTCATCTAAATATGCTTTAGCTTCTTCAATTATATATTTATGTTCCCATCTCAATGGAGTAACTGTTATAGGAAAATCATCACTTGCCCTTACTTTAGCCATAAATTATTCCAATTAAAATCTTTTTGTATATAATCATTTAAATATTTTTCTTTACCACATTTTGAACATTTATAAATAGTACGTTTCCATCCACAGTATCTTATTGAATCACCATGAATAGTATCTTCCCATTTATAGTCATGATTACAAAATATTTGTTTTAAAATACTCATAATATAATATAGAAAAATGGAAGTAAATTACTTACTTCCATTTAGAATTTTTATAGATTTTTTTACATCTTCATCTGTTATTCCAACCATAAAATCTGTTTGAACAAAATATGGCATTTGTTCATCAAGCATGTCATCATCGTCATCTATAATTACATATTTAGGATGCCTTGAAAATTTATATCTTTCATCTGATAGTTGATCACCATCAGCAGTATACATATATTCTTTTTTGCAACAATTCAAAAAATAATCTATTTCTTTACCCCTATGTCTTTCATCACTTCTTGGAGTTACTCCAACAAGATTATCAAGTATTGGTCTAAGATCTCTTTTAGATGCAAGTTGTTTCAAAGTTTGTCCTAAAGACCAATGTCTCCAAGAAGAAGATAATACAATTTTAGCATCTGTAGATTCACAGATTTTAATTACCCTTTTTACAAGATTTGGAGAAATAAGATTACATCCACCTTCTTTTATAAAAGATATATTATGATAACACCATTCAGCCCATTCATCTGAATTAATTACACCATCTACATCAAGAAATATTATTTTATTAATTTTTTTCATTTAACAAATTATTTCTTTTTAACCATTCAAGCATTAAAATAAATGTATCAAATATATCTCCATTATTTGGAATTGGTTCAAAATGAATAAGAATATGTTTCCAATCACTATTTATTGCAAAATATGATATATCACATACAGTTACTGCTAAATCTCCACGATGTCCATTAAAAGTAATTTCATGAGGAAGATATTTAAATATATCACCAACACTATATACACCAATAAGTGTATCTACTCTTGGTTTATTATTTAAAATTTCATATATTCTATCAGATTGCTCTTTAGAACAAAAACCAGGAAATTTATTAATCATCATATTTATTATATTTATTGATTTTACATTTTACAAGAGCATCAGTTTCATGCCCATCAACTTTACATTTACCATTATAACCCCATCTACCAGCTACTGGTCCATAATCATAATAATGTTTACATGAATAACACATACCAGCATATTTTGGTGAATCAGGATTTAAACTACAATAACCTCTTCCCATATATTATATTTAATATTTTTTATGTTCATATAATCTATATTTTTCATTCTTAACTATTTCTCTTGATTTTACTTCTCCATCAATAGTTATCATTTCTCTTATATAATACTTAGGCATACAATCCATTACATAAAGTACAGGTTTAAGTTCACAAGCATTGATATAATTATAATCAGTAGCTCTTGGATAACCAACTCTATTATTCTTTTCATAATATACAGTAGGAGTTGTTTCGTGTGTATGACCAACAATTTGAGTCCATTGTACACCTTCTTCATCCTTATACATATCACTAAGTAATGCATTAGGTCTTACCCAAATAGGAGATGAATATACACTATCACCATACCAATCACCGCCACCAGCATATGTAAATCTAAGATTGAATAGATTAACTTCATTAAGATATTGTAATTCTATTCCATCCATCCTATTTTCTTTTAACCAAGTATTTGTAATACCTGCATGAGAATAAAGAGTCTTAGAAGTATAATCATATTCAACTAATTTAAGAATATGTTTATCCCATAATTCTTTAAGTTGTTCATGTGCCCATAAATCATATCCCTTATTATATCCAGAATATTGTTCTAGACCATATTGAAGATAATGATAATCATGATTACCTAAAAGAAGTATGAAATCACCATTTTTAGTATTTGAAAGATGCTCTTTTCTAAGAGTAAGAAGATTTGTAAATGCATCTTTAATACTATCTATAGAACCACGAAAATTATCAAAATAATCTCCAAGGTGAATTACACTATAAGGTTTTTCATCTTGATAGATCTGATTAAGACTATCAAAATGACCATGAAAATCACCAAATATTAATCTTTTATATAACATTTTATTAAGCAGCTTCATTAAGTGAATTAAAATATTCTTTTAATTCATTAAGTTTATTATTTACTTTTTCAATTTCTTTTTTAATTTTTTCTCTATTTTGAATCATAGCATTATACTTAGAATCATCCTTTTGAATATATCCAAACTCTGCTAGTTTTTCATACATTTTATCAGTTAAAATATATGTGCTGGCATAATAAGTAGGGCGAAAATATGAACTTACACGAATTTTTGTATTTAATGTAAATTTATCAAATTTATTAGGTAAATCATCATATTTATCTTCTTCTCTAATATCTCCATATATAATATCCGCTTTTACATTAGAGAATTTTTCTTTAATTTCTTTTAATGTAAGTGGATGTTCATAGTATTTTTCAATATAACCATAATATTTTATACTTTCTCTATAAACACTTACTATAGGTCTATAGTCATCTTTATTAGTTGATCTATTTTTATATTCTTCAACCATTTTATCAATTTCTTCTGGTGTTCTTTCATTAAGACTCCATTTAAAATTAATAAACATATTTGAATAATTTAAATCTTTTTTAAGTTCTTTAAGTTTATTTTTCAACTCACTGATTTCATCATTAGTTTTTGTTTTCTCATAAAGAACACTTTTTATTTCTTTACCACAAAAAGGACAATATTTAATTTTTATATAATTTGGTTTAGAATTATATGACTTTTCATTTTCAATATCTAATCCTTCAGCATCATAATAACAATCAGACCTTGAACGATAACTTCCATTAGCGTCAAGGATAAGCATATTTCCATTAATATATAAATCTGATTGTACATTTACACCACTATATTGACCATAAGAAACAGCCATTGCATATCTGTTATCATAATGCATCAAATTAGTTTTATCAAGATTATCACAAAATTCACACATAATTAATTGAATTTAAGCTCATTATACTTATATTTCTCATGTGTCTCCTTATTTTCATAAACAAAATAAGAAGTCATTTCATCAACATAAATAGGAACTTTTTCTACATCAACAATTTCATTGGTATTTTTTACAATTGCTTTCATATTATCTAAATTCAAAATATTCTGGTTCTTTTTCCCAATTAAAATTAACCTTATCAAACAATTCTTTAATTGTTTTATATAAGACAGAATTTACATATAAATTACCTTCCCATTTACCTGTCTTTTCATTTCTTTTTGGTTGTTCAGTAAATAAAACTAAAAAACCATTTTTATTTACTGCAGCCCAACATTTTAATCCAATATTTTCCAT